AGGATTTCTGCCTTCTTTTTCGGACGGTCAACCGGGGCAAATCCGTCCAACTCGGTCCGCAAGTGTTTGATTCATAACACGCGAACATTTCAGAAACAGTTGGACGGACCTGAACGAATTCAACGGTGACAATCTGGTTTGGGACCAGAGGGTCGGAGGTTCGAATCCTCTCACTCCGACCAATCGCAGCGGGCTTTTAGAGCCTTCGCAATGTTGGGCGTCCAACTCTGAAACGGGTGGACGTCCAACTTTTGTTTGCGAAAGGTTCATGGTCTTCCGCAGCAGGGGCAGCCTCGGGCCAACCTGCGCATGAGGATCGCCGCATCCCTTTGCGCCCCCTCACGAACTGCGCGGATGTCCGACAGGGACCGCGCCGCGATCTCGATCATGATGCCACGAGGCGTGTCGTCGGGCGCCAAATCAAAGAGGCGTCTGGCCCACTCCGTGGCCTCAAGCTCGCCAATCGTTCCCCTCACTTCACCAACCCCCTCTTCACCTGCGCCGCCCTCGCGACCGCCGTATCGCGCGGCAGATACACGCTCAATATGCTGTTCACGCTCGTCAGCGCATGGCCTGTGATGGCTGCGATCTCGGGCACGGTGCATCCGGCGCGTGCCAACTGCACGATGCACGAGTGCCGGAGTTGCTTCAGGATCAGCGGACGACCGCCCGCTTTGACCGCGGCGACACGCACCCAGGCGAAGGTCTTGGACAGCCGGTTCTCGGTGTAGGCCTTGCCGGTGCGGTCGTTGCGGAATAGGAACAACTGCCCCTCGCCGGCCGTCTTCAGCAGCGCCCGCAACTCCAGCGACACCTCGATCGACACCGGCTCGTCGGTCTTGGACTGCCGGAACGAGAACACGCCACGCTCGGCATCGTACTCGGCGCCCGGCCGGAACGCGCGCACGTCGGTCAGGCGCTGCCCGATCTCCCATTCCAGCAGGATGATGAGGGCGATCGACGGCACGCCCGTATCGCGCGCGGCCTTCACATAGCAGTCGACGTCCTTCTGCTCCCAGATCGTCGCCTTGGTCTTCGGCACCTTGATCCGGATGCCGCGCGCCGGGTTGTCCGTGCGCCAGCCCTTGTTGATCGCCTGCTCGAGAACGAGGCGCAGGACCGCGGCGGTGTGCTTCTTGGCCGTATGCCGGGCAGGGCGGTCTGGCGTCGCGTCAAAGTCCGCGAGGAACTGCAGGATCGCCGAGCGGGGCAGGGCGGTCGGGTCCGGGTGACCGCACGACTTCGACCATGCCAGGATCTTCTTGAACCCGGTCTCGTAGCCGACGCGCGTCTTCTCCGACAGCGCGGCCCACTCAGGAGACCGCTGCAGGGCATCCACGAGCGTCGACAGGCTGCGCTCAGGCGGTCGGACGGTGTCGCCGGTCTTCGCCTGCATGAGCTCGCCGTACAGGGTCTCCGCGTCACGCCTGATCGCAGCGACCTCGGTCGCGTCCAGAATGCCCCGTCGATCAGCCGTGCGGGGCAGCGGTATGGCCGGAGACCAGCCGGAGGGGCGCAGACGTGCCGGAACTTGAAAGTACGCCCTGCTGGTGCCGTCCGCGCGCTTCTTGAGGACGACGTACCTTCCCAGCGAGAGCGTCACGGTAGGCATCGGGTTTGAATGTCCATGCGTCGGCGGGGTCGGGGGTTGCATCTTGCGTCATCCCAAGGGCTTTGAGAACCGCGGCCTTGTCGAAGATCCCGCCCCTGGCGCCGCGGTCGATCGGCAGGGGCATGGCGCCGGCGATCTGCCGGTTGCGCAGGGTGGTGCGGCTGTAGCCGGCGAGCTTGAGGAGGTCGGGCAAATGGATGCGCTCGCTCACCGCCCTTCCCCTTTTGCTGCGAGAAGGGCGCGACTGCGGTTGACGGCGTCGAAAAGAACGACCGCAACACCAAGATCGCGCTGGGCGAAGGCGACCTCCTCGACCGCGCCCCATGCCGCAATCGCCTCCCGTAGCATCCCTTGAGGGGCGGGGGCTGCTGCGTAGAGGGGTTCAATGTCGTCAGGGTCGCCAAACCGGAACGGGCCGGGATGGTCGGGGCCGTAGTGCCAAGCATCGTCAGCATGGAACCGCCATCGCCAAGCCACAGCCCCTGCTTCTTGGGGAGAGGGGGCGGTCATGTCAGCCTCCAAAGAAGATGTGTTGCCGCTTTTGGTAGGCAAGATCATTCTTGCCTTTGGGCGGCTCGATCAAGAAATCCAAACCCAGATACACTGGTTCGAAAAGGACAAGACCCGCGATGAAAGTCAGCGCGAGCGGATTGATGGTCGCTTCTCACACCGAACGAAACAGTTCCGCCGCCACCTGGTTCGCCTGACCGCAGACAAGTCACCCGAGGTCCGTCGCTACGACAAAGCTATAGGGGCTGTTGCAAAAGCTGTGGAAATCCGAGGGCGATTGACTCACGGACGGGTCGTGTCGAAGGGCGATGCAGTGGCCGTCGCAGACGTTGGTGGTCTTCAGAAGTGGTACGACGAAATCGGCAAGAAGGTAGGCCTTCCGGGTATGCGCCACGTCATCGTCCAGTACACAGCCGCCGAGCTTGTGCAGGCTGCTGACGATTTGGAAACGGCCCAACTCGAAGTGTCGCTTATCGGCGCTGAAATATACCGACCAAGAAGCCAGCCAACTCATTGAGAGTTAGGCATCGGTCGAATTCTGGCTCGCCCAACTCTTCCCCCGCATCCCATGCCGTCAAATAGCGGATCACCTCTGCTTTCTGGTGGGCTTCGTAATCTGGTGCCGGCCTGTCATCTGCCATGTGAACATATTCCTAATGGTATGTATAATGCATAGTTAGGGCCTGACCTCACGCTCCGTGGGTACGGAAGCCGAAGGCTGTAGTGCACCCCCTCTTCCTTCTATAGCGGAGAGAGCGGCGCGGCGGTTCCATGCGGCGATGGCTTTAGCGGACGTGGCCAGATAGCCGGGCGACACACCGCACGATCTGCATTGCGGAGCCCTGCTCTGGGGCGGCAGGTCGCTGTATTTTGCCTCGTAGTCGTTCAACCATGCCTCGCCACCGCAAAACGGACAAGGCTTCAGCCCCTCTACCCCGCTCATGCCGAGACCGTTTCGGCGGCTGTGGTAGCCTTGAAGCCGCCGTGGTCGATGATCGCCTGAGCAACGACCTCAATCGGGACGTAGCCATAGACGGTGTCGGTCGGGACGCTGTCCGCCCCGTCCATATATTCCATGAAGGCCTCGACCCTCGCGCTCGGATAGCCGACCTCGACCAAGTACCAGCGCCCGTAGTCTTCGCGGGGCTGGCAGTAGTGCGTCCGGCTGGCCTGCACCGACATCTTAAACCCGTCAGCGCATTCCATATGCGGCGCGAGGCTCAAATAGCTCCCGCTCGGATAGGTCACGGTTCGCGGAGCCGGGGCCAGCCATGCCTGAAGGTCAGTGACGGTCTTCGACACATCACCGCCGAGTACGGACGGCGCAGCCGGGAGTGAACCCAACTCTTCTAATCCAGTCATTGAGATGCTTCCTTGGCTTTCAGGACCCCTAGACAGACAGCCAGTGCGCTTGTCTTTCCATCGACTGACACGCCGCCCTCGTCCGGCGCGGCGAGGCCCTCAAGCCACCATGAAGGCGCGGCCTGAACGGAGGCTCCCGCGAGGTCTGTACGGATTTCCCACGCCCACCCCGGCAGAACCCGCTCCGCCAGAGCAAGAGCAGCGTCTAGGGAGGTGGTGACGGGGTTGCTCGCGTATCGGGTGTGCGGGTCTTGCACATAGCCATCGCGGCACGGCTCCCACTTTGCCCACGTGGCCGGGTTTGGCAGAACACGCGAGGCCTCTACGCGACGAACGGCGACCTCGACGTGAGCATCCAACTCCCGGCTCCCCACCTCCGCAACGGAAAGCCGCTCTATCAGGCTGTCTGAGGCAGTCATTGGTCGGCTCCCAGGTTGACGCTCCCGAGGGGCCGAGCCGGAGCCCGGCCCCTCTTCTGGTCGCGGTCTTCGCGGGCGGCGTTCAGGATGCGGGCGCAGTACAGCGCGTTCCAGCGATCACGAACGGCGTCCCAGTTCGGGTGCGTGACGATGCCGAGCGGGTGCGCCGGCGTGTCGAAGTAGGAGAGGGCGGTCACGCTGCACGCTCCAGCATCCGCTCGCCAATCTCGGCATGCCGACGCCGCGTGCCGATCTCGATCGTGAGCGTCGCCTGCGCCGACATGAGATCGATGACGGACAGGCCGCGGATCTCGACCGGCGCATCGTCCGTGTCGGACGCCAGCACGTCGATCGCCTCGGTGATGAAGATGAACTTGTCACTCAGCCGCTCAACGGCGACCGCGTCAGGCAGCGCCTGCGACTGGTCGATCCAGCGGCCGACGGCGACGGGGAGTGCGATTTGGTTGGGGTGCGACACGCCAATGTCCTCCTTTGTGATGACCACAAAGTTACATGGCGTGTGACTTAGCGCAACAGGAAAAGTTGCGCGGGGTGGAACTAGCTGTCGGTGCCGCTACGCTCCAAGGCTCGAACCATGTCGACGGCGGCTTGCTGGCCTTTGGGTCCAAGGCCTCGCATGGCCAGCATGACGGCTGTCTCTTGTGGTGTCCGGCGCTTCAGGAGATCTGCCGAATCAACCGAGAGGGCGCGCGCTGCAGCTCGCAGGAAAGCGGCGTCCCAGTTCTGGTCGCCCTTCTCTATGCGCGAGATGCTGGCCTTGGTCATGCCGACCTGCTCGGCCAGCCAATCCTGGGTCTTGCCCATCTCCTTGCGGATGACGCGCAGCATCGGCAGCGGCTCGATCATCTCCGACGTCGTTGGCCTGACCTTTTTCCCCATGTCGCACAGGGTGAAACGGACGGCAGTCGCTGTCGTCATCGCCGGGTGTAACTTTCCGCTTGCATCAGGTCACACCCCGTGTAACTTGATCGACATGCACCCGATCACTTCATTTCGCGAGAAGGCCGAAATCACCCAGCGAGAGTTGGGCGAGAAGGTCGGACTGTCGAGGCAACAAATCTGGCGCATCGAGACTGGCGCAAGTCGTCCGAGTTTCGAGAGCGCAGAGAAGCTGGCGGCTATCGTCGGCGTTCCAGCTCTAGACCTGATGCGGGGCGTGGCATGACCTACCGCTTGGCCATCATCAGCAGGAACGGCTCCATTCGCTCCAGCCAGGCGGCGGCCTTCTCCATGCTGTCCAGCACTTGCTCGTCGTACTCCGCCCCCCGGATGCGGATGACCGACGCCATGTTGCGGTGCCCGTCCGTGAACTCCCGCATCGACTTGACCATCCGCTCGACCCGTTTGGGCTTGCCGGATGACAGGTGGATGATGACGCCTGCGATCAGGCACAGTTCGGTCGAGGGCGGGGCGACGACCGACGCCTCCGCCAGCTTGGCTACGCTCTGCAATGGTACTCTCCGTGACGCCCCCGTGCGCCGGATTTCCATCAAGCGTGGCAATAGAGCCGCGCGCAACCACAATCTGAGCGACTGCCGTTACATCTCTGTAACGCGCCCGGCTTCGGGGGTGTTGGCGCACCCCCTTGCCGCTTCCATTCGACCCGTTCCGGTTGGCGCCGGCCGTGTCGATCACTTCTCCAACTCCCTCTTCGCTGCTGTCTTCAGTGCCTTCCAACGAGGTTCACTGTGACGGACGCGATGATGACATTCCAGCACCACGATAGGGGCGTTTCCGCACCGGACTTCAAGTCCGGCCTGCGGGCCTACGTGCAGGGGCGGTGGCCCACGCACACCCTTAAGAACATCGAGCGGTGCTGGGACCTGACCCCGGATGAGGCCAAGCGCCTACTCCGTGGTGAAGCATCACTCAGGACGGTCGAAAAGATCCTGAGCCACAAAAACGGCGGCTGGTCCCTCGCGCTCCCGATCCTGGGTGGCGTGATCGGACACGGGCTGACCGATTTCATCGCATCGGAAAGAAACAGGCTGGACCATGAGGCAGAACAACGCCGCATCCAAGCCGCAGAACTCGGACGGGCAGCGGCCCTCCTTCACGCCGTTGATGGTGGTCCTTGCGATCATCCTCGGGCCGGTATGGGTTCTCGGTAAAGCGACCGCTTGGTTCCTTTCGGGGCCGGGCTGGATCGCGTCGCACCTGCAGCTTCTGGCTGCCCGTGTGCTCGTCGCTGTCCGTCGCTGGCGGGAGCGTCGCTGATGCGTGCTCACATCGCTGCGGCCGAAGCCGCCGACCACATTGCCCTGATGGGCGAACAGAATCCCGGCGCGGTTTCCGTGCCTGGGGTGCGCCAGCAGGCGGGAGCGTCGTCCCCCGGCGCTTCCGCCTGCACCACCCTCACCATTCCCGCGCCGCCGTCGGTCAACAACCTGTTCTCGAACAGCGTCCGCGGTCGCTTCAAGACGCCGAAGTACAAGGCGTGGCTGCAAGAGGCCGGCTGGCGCATTCGCGAGCAGATGGCTGCTGACGGATGCGACCGCGTGCCGGGCCGCGTCGTCGTGATGATCGGCGTCGAGCGGACGAACCTGCGCGCCGATCTCGACAATCAGGCCAAGGCGGTTCTGGATTTGCTGACCGCGCACCACGTCATCGACGACGACCGGTTCGTGACCGGCCTGGTCCTCGCATGGATGCCGCAGGGCGGTCACCGCACACCCATTGCCCGAGTGATGATCCGCCCGGCGGAACCGATCACCCTCAACTTCCACCCGCACACGGACGGCGCGACCGGCGGCTGGTTCATCGACGCGCCAGATGAAGACGGAGAAGTTTGAGATGATCCCGACTGAAGTCGCCGCACTGGCGGACGCGCTGGCAAATCAAGCCGGTCGCAAGAACCGAGACGATGACGACATCAACATCGCGTTTCGCACGATCGCGGCGCTGTCCAAGAACGGCTGGGCAGTCACGCAGAAGGACGCCGCATAATGGCCATCACCCTTTCATCCCTGCGCAAGGTCCGCGCTGACCAACCCCCGCGCCTCCTGATCTACGGCCCCGAGAAGATGGGCAAGACGACGCTGGCGGCAGAATTCCCGGCGCCGGTGTTCCTGCAAACCGAACGCGGCGAGAGCGGCGACCTGGTGCTGGACAGTTTCGGCACGCTGGACACGTTCGAGAGCGTCATCGAGGCCATCACGTCGCTCTGTCAGGAAGAGCACAGCTTCCAGACCGTCGTCCTCGACAGCGTCTCCGCCCTGCAGAAGCTGGTCTGGGACAAGGTCTGCCGCGACTCCAACGTCAAGTCGATCGAGCTGGCAGGTGGCGGCTACGGCAAGGGCTACATCGAGGCCGACAATCTGTGGCTCCAGGTACTCGACGGCCTGAACTACCTCCGCAACGAGCGCGGCATGGCCGTCGTGCTGGTCGGTCACGCGATCATCAGCCGCTTCGACGACCCCGAGACGCAGTCCTACAGCCGCTACGACATCGACCTGCACAAGCGGGCCGAGGCGCTGCTGAAGCGCGAGGTCGACGCCATCCTGCTGGTCAAGAAGGACGTGACCATCAAGACCGAGGGCAAGGGCGAGCGCGCCCGTGCAGACGGCGGCGACACACGCTGGATCTACACCGAGGGCAAGCCCGCGTTCACCGCCGGCAACCGGTACAACATGCCGGCCCGCATCATGTTCAAGCGCGGCGAGGGCTTTGCTGCCCTGGCTCCCTTCTTCCCCCAATCGGCCGTTGGCGCGGTCGAGACCCCGGCTGCTCAAGCGGCCTAACCCTCCCGAAAGGAGACTTCCAACATGGTTGCCCTCAACATCGACGTTGATAGCGTCCCTGACCGCGAAGGCGGTGACTTCGACCCGATCCCCGACTGCGATGTCGTGGCCCACATCATCGAGACTGTTCACACGGTGAAGGACGGCGGCATCAAGCAGCGCGCGGTCTTCACCTGGGAAATCCTCGAGGGCGAATACGCCAAGCGCCGCATCTGGGATGGGCAGAACATCGTCCACCCCAACCCGCAGACGCAGGAGATCGCGACGCGCGCCGTGAAGGACATCGCCAAGGCCGTCGGCCACAACGGCGCGGTCACGAACAGCGACCAGATCGAGTTCAAGCCGGTCCTCATCCGCGTCCGCACGGAACCCGCCCAGAACGGCTACGGCCCGAAGAACAAGGTCGCCCGGTACTCGCCAGTCTCCGCAGTTGGCGCTGCCGGACCCGCGACCGCGGCGCTGTCGCCGGCCGGAACGCCCTGGGGCAAGAAGGCTGCCTAAACTGAACATCGCCGGACGGGCCTAGCTTCCAACTCCGACCCGTCCGGCGACCCTTCCAACCCGCTGTCTTCCAACAGCATCGCAGGAGCCCCTGACGATGACCGAACAACTGCGCCCTGTCGATGGCCGACAGGATGAGGTCGACCTGCTCACGCAAGTCGCCGAGATCGTTCGCCAAGCCAAAACCGAGTTCGAGGGCGGCTTTGTCACCGCCGGTCGCCTCGAGATCAGCGCCGCACAACGCCTGCTGGACCGTGCGTTCAGGGGAGGGGTGTGAATGCACACGCACTCCCGCGATGCATCTGCGGAAACGATGCACCATTCAGCCTTTGGGGCTGGGGGCGAGGCGGTGATGGCCTCACCGACCACCACTACTGCCGAAGCTGCCTGCCCGGCGACTTCCTCCCCGAAAGAAAATGCGGCGAGCCGGAAGCGCGCGAAGGCGCTGCGGAAGGTGGAGGATCGGTGCCTCGGCCTGATCCGGTCCAGCGGCCACGTCGAACAGACGATCACGCCCGAAGCCCTCAAGGGGAGCTTTTTTAGCCTCCCCAGTGGCCGCGCGCTGAACGCCTCCGTCTGCGAGCGGCTGATCGAAAACGGTCGGCTACTCCCGAGCGGAGACGGCCTGTTCGGGGACAGCCAGGCCTTCATCCCCGAGGTGTCCGCATGACCCTCCAATACGAAGACACCGTCGAGCCCGAGATCGCTCCCTGCGACGACTGCGGCATGCTGGTCGACGAGGGCGAGGTCATCCGCCTCGACGGCGACTGGCTGTGCGAGTCGTGCGGCGAGGCGCAGATGGCGTGCACCGGGCAGGCGCCAGATGCCTGAGCTCCCGCAAACCACGCCGCCTACGGTGGCCAAGCTGTTCGCTCACCTCGAGCAGACCCAGGATCGCAGTCGCCGCGCCTACCTTGGCGCGTCCGTGCTTGGCGACGAGTGCGAACGCAAGCTCTGGGACAACTTTCGCTGGCTGTTTCCGGCTGAGATTTTTGACGGTCAAAAGCTCTCGATCTTTGAGACCGGCCACCGCTGGGAAGCGCGCCTTGTCGAGATGATGAAGGCCGCGGGCTTCGACCTGCATGATGTCGATCCTGAGACCGGCGAACAGTTCGCTGTCCGGTTTGCAGGCGGGCATGGCGGCGGTCACCTCGACGGTGAGGCGACCAATGTGCCGGAAGCGCCGAAGACCGTGCACGTCGTCGAGTTCAAGACGCACAAGGACAAGTCGTTCAAGGATCTGCTGAAGAAGGCGGTTCGCGAATCCAAGCCGACGCACCACGCGCAGATGCAGACCTACATGGGTCTGCGCGGCAGGACGCGTGCGCTGTACCTGGCCGTCAACAAGAACGACGACACCCTGTACGCGGAGCGCGTTGACTTCGACGCCCTCGAGTTCGCCCGGCTGATGACCCGCGCCGAACGCATCGTCACCTCCGACCGACGTCCGGCATGCAGTTGCCCCGTCTATTTCCTGAAGGCGGGCTACGGCTGCGCGCCGAACGACGGGCTCATGCCGGCACGGTCTTGCCGGACGTGTCTCCATTCATCCGCGACATTGGACGGCGATGCTCGCTGGTCGTGCGCGCGGTGGGGGCGGGATCTGACGCTCGACGAGCAGCGCGTCGGGTGCCCCCAGCACCTCTACAACCCGAGCACCATTCCCGGCGAGCAGACCGACGTCGACTTCGAGAACGAGCGGGTCACGTACCGGCTGGCGTCGGGGGATACGTGGGTTGATGGGGGAGGGGTGGCCGCATGACAACCCAACTCCGCCCATACCAATCCGCCGCCATCGACTCCGTCCTGTCCTACTGGCAACAGGGCGGGGGCAACCCGCTCGTCGACATGGCGACCGGCCTCGGCAAGTCGATCACGATCGGCGACCTGACGCAGCGACTTTTGGGGGCCTATCCCCAAATGCGCGTGCTCATGCTGGTGCACGTCAGGGAACTCGTCGCCCAGAACGCCAAGGCGCTGATCTCCCTCTGGCCCTCGGCCCCCGTCGGCATCTACTCCGCCGGCCTCGGGCGCCGCGACACCTCGCAGCGCATCATCTTCGCCAGCGTGCAGTCGGTCTATCGCCGCGCGAAGGAGCTCGGCGCGTTCGACCTGGTGCTCATCGACGAGGCGCATCTGGTCCCGTCGGCGGGCGAGGGCATGTACCGGCACCTGCTGGACGCCCTGCGCGAGATGCGGCCGGACCTGCGCGTTGCAGGCTTCACCGCCACGCCGTTCCGCATGGACACTGGCCGCCTCGACGACGGCAAGGACCGCCTGTTCGACGAGATCGTGTTCTCCTACGGCATCGGCAAAGGCATCGACGACGGCTGGCTCTCGCCGCTGGTGTCCAAGCGTGGCGCGACGGAGATCGACGTCTCGATGGTGGCCAAGCGGGGAGGGGAGTTCGTCTCCGGCGCCCTCGAGGCTGCAGCCGATCAGGATGCGATCACCCGCGCGGCCGTGTCGGAGATCATCACCCTCGGAGCCGAGCGTCGGTCGATCCTGACGTTCTGCGCCGGGGTCAAGCACGCTCACCATGTCCGCGACGAGTTCCGCAGGCAGGGGGTGCATGCGGAGACGATCACGGGCGACACGCATCCGGGCGACCGGTCGCGGTTCATCGACGACTTCCGTGCCGGACGCCTGCGCGTGCTCACGAACGCCAACGTCCTGACGACCGGGTTCGATGCGCCCGGCCTCGACATGATCGCGTTGCTGCGTCCGACGCTCTCGCCCGGACTGCTGGTCCAGATGCTCGGCCGCGGTACGAGACTGGCTGACGGCAAGGATGACTGCCTGGTGCTCGACTACACCGGCACCATTCGCCGCCTCGGTCCTGTCGACACGCTCACCGTCGATCGGCGGCCCGGCAAGAAGGGTGCGCCCGACGCGGCCAAGATCTCCGACGTCCGAGCCAAGGAATGCCCCTCCTGCAAGTCCCTCGCCGCGCTGAACGCCCAGACCTGCGCCTTCTGTGGCCACGAATGGACGCTCGACAAGGCCCGGCATGATGCGGAGGCGGACGACGTCGCGATCCTGTCGCGCGACCTGCGCAACCAGCCACCCGAAGAGATCGCGGTGGTGACGTGGATGGCGCGTCGGCACGTCAAGGCCGGGTCACCGGACAGCCTGCGGGTGACCTACTCGGCGGGGCTCATGTCCTATCCGGAGTGGGTGCTGCTGGCCCACAGCGGACCGGGCAGATACCGCGCCGAGAAGTGGTGGGCGGCGCATGGCGGGCAGATGCCGGTGCCGGAGACGGTGGACGGCGCCCTCGTGCGTTGGGCCGAGCTCACGCAGCCCGCCTTCATAGGCGTGAAACGAAATGGAAAGTGGTGGAACATCGTTTCGCGCCGCTTCACTCAATCACAGGAGCAGGCGGCATGACGCCCCAAATCGAAGACCTGCAAGAACAGGTGCGCTACCTGCGCGGCCGGATCGAAGAACTGACCGGCACGGAAGACCAGATCACCCGCCTGCGCTCGGCGCTTGGGCTGCGGCCGAAGCACGCCGCTGTGCTCGCGCTCATGCTCAACACGAACCGGTCGCTGAGCGTCGACGCGATCTACCGCAACGTGTTCGAGTACGACAACGGCGACGGGCCGATCATTGAGTGCGTCAAGGTCGCGATCTGCGAGATCCGCAAGCACATCATCCCGCTTGGCGCCCCTGAGCGGTGCATCCCGGCTGCGTTCGGCACCGGCACCTACAGCCTGACGCCCGAGGCCCGCGCGTGGCTGACGTCGCGTATTGAACCGATGGAGATTGCAGCGTGATGGGCGGGGAGTTTGCCACGGCGCGGCGGGGTTTGGCCTCGGCCGATCGCGCCTTCATCGTCGAGAAGCGCGGCATGGGCGTGGGGGTCAGCAACATCGCCCGCATGGTCGGCTGCAGCCAGGATGACGTGCGGGCGGTTCCGGACCTTCGGGTGGTGGCGCCTGCCATTGCCGCCCCGGCGCCCGAGCTGTCCGCTGATCCCATCGACCGCATCGCGCGCATCGCCGTGGGTCTCGATGAGGTTGCGCTGCGTCGGGCGCTGGCCCTGATCGCCGGGCTGATCGCTGCGGAGCAGGGCCAAGAGGTTGCCGAGACTGCGATGACCAACGTCGTCAACGCCGCGCGCCGGGCGTCCGCGCCTTCCGTGCAGAACATCGTGGGCCGCATTGCTGTCGCCTACGGGGTGACGCCCGAGGAAATCATGGGTCGGGAGACGCGAAGGGGCATCTCGGACGCACGTCAAGCTGCCTATTCAGAGGTCAAGTCGCTGCGTCCCTGGCTCTCGCTGCCGGCGCTCGGCCGAATCTTCGGTGGGCGCGATCACACCACCATTCTCCACGGCATTCGCGCTCACGCGGCACGCCAGTCGGCGGAGGTGTCGGCATGACCGACTGGAGCCAGAACGAAGGCGCGCTCCGCGCCATGTGGAACGAGGGACATTCGGCGGCCGAGATTGCGGCCGTGTTCGAGACCACCCGCAACGCGGTGATCGGGAAGCTCGACCGCCTCGGACTGATCGGCCTTCGGCGCTTTGAGGCCGCAGTCTGGAACGCTCCGGTGCGGATCCAGCCACCCACCCCGCCCCGCCGCTTCTCATGGGAACAGCACGCATGACCCGCTTCAACGCCAAGGTGACGGGCGGATACGTCAACCGTGCCGGTGAGTTCGTCCTGAACCTCAAGCCCGACAAGGGCGACCCGGTGCAGGTCAAGCACTGGGAGGCGCTGCCCGACGGCAAGCGCGTGCTGCTGGTGGCCGGTGAAATCGTGGGGGTGCAGTGATGTGCGATTTCAAACCGGGCGATGAGGTGGTGTGCATATCCGCCGAGGAGGGATACCCGTTTCGGGGCGTCACCTACACCGTCGCGGCAGTGCTTCCTCCGCTGTCCAGCCATCTTTTCGGTATTCGGCTGACCACTGACACGGAGGATATGTTCGATCTTCCCGCGCAGGGGTGGGCGCACACCATTTTCCGCAAGGTCCAGCGTCGCAACGACAGCCTGTCGATTGAAGCCTTCCTGACGATCAAGCCGGGCTTTGAAGAGCCTCGCCGCACGAAGACGCCCGCACGCAAGGGAGTCGACGCATGACCCCCTACCTCACCCTCGACGACATCAAGCGCGCGTCCGACATCGCCGGCGCGCACCTCGACAGCATCGGCAAGCTCGACCTGCGCCTGCTCACGCCCGACGAGTACCTGACCTTCGCCTGCATCATGGTCAACGAGGCGAACAAGGCCGCGGGCGACCGCATCGTCAGCGCGTGGACGATTCCGGTGGGGGCAGAGGGGTGAGGTACCAAGTTTTTGTCGACGGAGAGGATCGGACTGCGCTGTACGCCGAAACGCTGGTGCGCATGAAACTGCTCGGCCTGCGCAACCAGATCAACCGTCGCTTTGACCGCTGCTGCCATCCCGGAAAGCCCGGAGATGGCGCGCTCGGCCTCCGGCGAATGTTCCGCGAGTACAAAACATGAGCCCCTTCGCCTCATCCGCATCCGACCTGCAGGCCCTCGGCTTCAGCGTGCTCCCATTGATACCGGCAGACTGGACCCAGCACCAGGGGCGCGGCAAATGCCCCGGCGAGTACCGCTCCGGTCACTGGCAGGGCATGGGCAAGTGGCAGCGGTTCCGTGACACCACGCCCTCGGCTTTCGAGCTGGGGCTGTGGTCCAAGGCGCCGGGCGCCAACATCGGCCTGCTCATGGGCACGGTCGCTCGCAAGGATCTGCACGTCGTGGTGCTGGACTTCGACGCCCAGGATGCGGACGCCCTCGACACCCTGCTGCGTGCGGCCCCGGCAAGCCCGATGGTCAAGCGCGGGCAGAAGGGTGAGAGCCGGTTCTACCTCGCCCCCAAGTCGCTGAAGACCGCCTCGTATGACGGCCCCGACGGACGCCTGCTTGATCGTCTGACCGGGTTCGACACGCGACAGACCGTCGTCCCGCCCTCGATTCACCCGGAAACCGGCAAGCCCTACGTCTGGCTGGCTGGCCCGGTGCGCGCCGACGAACTGCCTGTGTTGACCGATGAGGACATGACGGCGCTTGAGGAGGCGCTGGAGCAGTGCGGGTGGTCGCGTGAGCGGGTGTCGGGCAACGATCGTGCGCCGCGTGCACCCCGTTGCGGTGAAATCGACCCCGACGACATCTGGTCCGAGACGAAAAGTGCGGCGTTGGCGTCGTTGGATCGCTGGGTTCCCGCCCTCGACCTGTACGGGTGCAGGCCTGCACGCGGTGGCTATGAGGCGGTCGCGACATGGCGGGCGTCGTCCACAGGTCAGGCAATCCCGGATCGCAAGCGCAACCTGTCGATCCAGCGCGACGGCATCAAGGACTTCGGCACGAACGACACCTACAGCGCGATCGACCTCGTGATGGCCGCGCGGGACTGCGAGCAGGCGGAGGCGACGGACTGGCTGCGTGAGCGGCTGGGGCTGAAGGACGACGGGGTGGTGATCGCGTTGGGGGTGACCTCGACAGCATCGACCCCATGCGAAGACAACGACCTGCCGGAGCCGTTGCGGGTGAGGGCCGCCCTGCAGATTCCCATAACGGAACAAAATCAGCAGGTTGCGGAGGTTCATTACCCTCCATTGCCATCCATTAGTTCCGGTTCATCCGACCTCCCCGACGCCCTCACCCAGGTCCCCGGCCTTGTCGGCGATCTCACCGACTGGATCTGCGACACGGCACGCAAGCCGCAGCGCGCCGGCAGTCTGATGGCGGCGCTGGAAATCGTCGGAACGGCTGCTGGACGCACGTTTTCGGGCCCTACACGCACCGGAACGCACCTGTACGGGCTGTTTCTGGCGCCGTCTGGCGCGGCCAAGGATCACCCGCTCAAGGCGATCGACCGCGTGCTGCGTGCGTCCGGCATGGGCGCACACGTCGGGCCCGGCGAGTTCATGTCCATGTCGGCGCTGGTCTCGCGGCTCAATCGCCAGCCGTTGACACTGACCTGCATCGACGAGTTCGGCGGGTATCTCGGCCGGATCAATGGGCGCAAGGCGTCGACGCACGAGAAGGCGATCACACGCACGCTGCGCTCGGCCTGGGGCTCCAGTTTCGACACGATGCAGACGCCGGAATGGGCGGGCAGGGTGGGCGAGCCGATCTTCTCGCCGGCGCTGTCCATCTATGGCGTGTCGACGCACGAGGAGTTCTTCGACAACGTCGACGGGGCGGACGTCTTCAACGGCTTCCTCAACCGGTTCCTGATTTTCTCGACGCACGGGCGTGTCGAGGAGCGCGAGCCACTGCTGGACAAGACGCTTGTTCCGGAGGCCATCTCGGAGGCTATGGTCGCGATCCTGACTGCGGTGCCGCCACTCAGTCGCGCCACCAGCCACAACGCCATGTCCGACGGGCCGCTGATTGTCGTGCCGTGGGACGATCAGTTCGCGCACCGGTCCTACATGGCGTTCGGGCAGGAGTGCGAGCGGCGCGAGCAGGACGCGGTGTTCTTCACCCGCTCGGCGGAGATGGCGCAGCGCATGGCCACGATCAGGGCCATTGGCATCAACCCTGGTCGACCGCGGATCACGCTCGAGGACATGGACTGGGGCATCGCCCTCGCCCGCTGGTCGGCGGAACAGACCGTGCAGATGGCGCGCGACTACATGGCCGATACGCAGCACCAGGGTGAGGCGCAGCGGGTGGTGCGGGCCCTTCGTGGCGGCGGCTGGATGACGTTCCGCGACATCGCTCGGGCCATGAAGAACCGCATGAAGGCTCGCGACCTCAAGGACATGCTGGATGGTCTGGTTGACGGCGGTGATCTGGACCGGCGGGAGGACCAACCCCCTGCCGGCGGCCACAAGATCAAGCTGTACAGGGTCGCGGACTAGCCCATCGGCCACGGCGGGAGGTGGGCCAGCCTGAACGTGCTGGTCCGCCCCCGTCCACGCCGCTCTTTCAGGACGATCGCGCCCAGATCAGCCAGTTTGCGCGCTGCCTTCTTCGCCGCCGTATCACCACGGACATCAGCAACATCGCCCGTCAGCGTCCACAACGGCGCCTCGACGGCGTATTTCCACGGCGTCCGGTGCAGCATCACCAGCATGTCGCGCGCTGCAACCAACACAGGGCATGCCGCTGACCGCGTCGGGGTGAGTGTCCTGTCGGCGTCAAGCGCGCTAAACCAGCCATTGAGCCGCGCGACACAGACCGCCTGTTCGGCCGCAGCCTCTTCGCTCATCCGCACCAGCAAGGGGTCGTGGACGGGTTGCTTGGGCTCGGATAGGCGGAGCATCGTTCGCACGCCGCGCCCCTGCCGGATGATCGTTTCGGCAATGCGGCCGGACTCTTTCAGGCCGTCGATCACACCCTGGACCCGCGCCGTTGGGTGTGCGCTACACCGGCGACCAAGCTCGCTGCGGCTCATTTCGCCCTCGGAAAGCACCGTCTTGACCCGGTCAAGGCATGCTCGATCGGCCCTGTATTCCGCGACAATATCCATGAAATCGAGTGTCCCGAGTGGCGCCCACGCCGTATGTAAGCCTTACGACTCGGGAGTGCAAATTCCGGGACATCTGGCGCCACTCGGTTTCTCAGTCGTGGACTGGAACACAGCCTTAAAACCGATCGAGTGTCCCTATGTGGGGGGGGTATTCATAAGTGTAACAAGTGATACAGAATACATAGGGGTAGGGTATGGGGCCACTCGATCGAATAATTCGCTAACCGTCGGTCACTGCATCGCACTAACCCCGCCGTAACCGTCTCGCCGCATCTTGCTCATGCGTTGGCGCGCCCCAGGACACAGATACCGCCCCCGGCAAGGGAGGCGAAGAGTGGACGTATCAGCGCAACAATACCGCGACCCGAGCGACCTTGAGACGCTGGACGCGTGGCTTGCCGAAGAGGCGGCCTATCCCGGCACGCAAGTCAGCGAACACACCGCGGTCATCACACCGCCCGCGATCCGATACGCCGACCAGGCGCATGCGATCACCCAGCCTTACATCGTCCATTCCCGCGCTGACATCGCGTCGATGCTCCGCGCGCACCGCATCGCCTCCGGGTTGACGTGCGAACAGTTTGACGGTCGTGCCGGGTGGTCGGATCGGTATGTGACCAAGGCCGAGCACGAGTACCGAGCCCGCATCACAATCGATCCGCCGAGCACCGACAAGCCCGACGGTGACATCGCCCTCTCATTCATGGCCGAGGTTTGGCTCGAGACTGCAGGGATCGCGCTTGTGCTCATGCCGGCCGAACTCGCCGCGTCACTGGGTGCGGTTCCGGCTCCGCGCAAAGAGCGGGCGTGATGACAGACCTGCTGGTCAATCGCGACGGTGAAGAGATACGCAAGGGGCGGATTAGCCCCGCATTGCGCACCGCTATCACGCTAATCGTATCTGAAGGCCTCACGGTTGCAGATGCGGCCTTGCGCACAGGCTATAAGCCGCATTCACTGACACAGGCTCTGAAAAAGCCTCACGTCCGGGCGTTTCGATCATCTGTCAAACGCGCGTGGTTGACGTCTCAAACAGACCAGGCGTGGTTGACGGTCTCCGACCTGGCCACGCGCGCCAACTCCGAGGACGTCCGGCTTAAGGCCGCCAAGGTGTTCATCGAGGCCGACGCAGCGGCCCGCAACGCCATGCCAGAGCAGGCCCGCCAGCTTGTCCAGATCGTCACCAACAACCTGACAATGACGGGCAATCTGACCGCTAGTCAGATGCCCGGCGTCATTGAAGCCCTGCCGTGGTCGCCCGTAGCGGGTGACACATCCAACTCTGGCCCAGTTGGACGCGATGAATCCGACGATGAATAGCCCCCTAGTGGCCCCGGTTAACGGGCCTCCGTTTGCGGGTGTCCGTCCTGAAGCGGGCCTCGGTCGGCCGCGTCTCGTTGCGGGGAGAAATGCGCGAGGGGGCACCCCCACCGCCCCAGGGGTAAAGTCTGAGGCCGGCGTGACCCGAGGGGTGTACCGGACGAAGAATTTTGAAGAGAAACCTCAAAATTTTTCAGCCCCTGAAAAGGTCTGCACCAAGTGTGGGGTAACCCATCCCGCCACCCTCGATTACTTTCGCTCTAACGGCGCGGCCTCAACTGGATTGGCTGCGGCCTGTCGCGACTGTGACCGCGCCAAGGCGCGTGCGTGGGCGGCGGCCAACCCAGAGCGAGCCCGCGCAAACGCGGCGGCCGTTCGCGCTCGGGGCCTTCCGAGAGGCCAGGGCAAAACGGCGTGGAGTGTCGAGAGTCCTGAAGCCGCGAAAGAGAAGAGGCGCCAGCAGCGTCTTCGCCGCCGGGAGCGGCGCGGCCTCCCACCACCGGTTCCGCGGGTTCTCAACACGGATCGGACGATTGGTCGCATCACTCACCGCCTCCGTGATCGCATCCGTCGCGCGTTGGGTCCGCTTCCCAAGGGTCACTATTCGCTCGGCTGCACCCCGGCTGAACTTCGCGTCCATATCGAGCGCCAGTTCCTCAAAGGCATGTCGTGGGCGAACCGCGCTGACTGGCATGTCGACCATATCCGTCCGCTCGCATCATTCGACCTGACCGACCCAGACCAGCTTCGGGCCGCCTGTCACTTCTCAAACCTGCGTCCGCTCTGGGCGGAGGACAATCTGCGCAAGGGCGCGACGCTTGAGGTGCTGATCTGATGACCCTGTTCGAACAATGCGTTGATGAGGCGCGCCTGGTCGACCTCGACGAGGGCTGCCCCGACTATCCCGCCATCACCCGCGCCGTCCTGAACTGCGTGCTGGAGAACACTGGCAGTCCGTACACGGTCGACGAGCTGACGCGCATCCTGGGGGGGGGCCCTGCGGTGGGAATGTATGTGGCATGACCACCGTCCGTCGCTCCATCCCCCGAACGCCGACACCCCTGTCGGCTGATGTGCGGCTTTTCCGTGCTCAGCGTCAGGCTGATCTGGCGACGGCTGCTGCTGCGGTTGTCGCTGCGGACGTGGCTGTCGTCGACGCCAAGGCTGAGGCGGCGCAGGACGACGCGGATCAGGCGTTGCTGGATGCGGCTAACGCCCAGACCGACGCGGACACGGTGCAGGCGACGATCGACGACGTGCTGACCCCGCAGGCCGTGTCGCTGGCGCAGAGCGTGCAGGGCGCCCAGTCCGCGGGCAATGCGACACAGAGCCAGGTGGACGTGCTGTCTGCGACGGGCACGGTGTCTGGATCCGCAACGAACCCGGCCATTGATCTGTTCTCGGACAGCGTTTGGGTCGAGGGGCCGCAGGTCGATCTGACCAGCGTGGTCGCGGGCAATCTGACCATCACCGGCTCGGGACCGCTGCAGGACTCGGACGTCGCGCTGTTCTTCTCCGGCTTCGCGGTCGGCGAGTACAGGATTGTCGAGGACATCGGCGGGACTGATACGGTTCTGTTCACCGGCTCCTTTGCCGTCACGACGGGTACGCCGGCGGTTGTCATCAACGCCGACACGGAAGATGTGGCCAACTTCACGTCGGCGCGGACCTCGACTGGCGCTGTCTCGTACCGGATCGACGCGCGCATCATCTCCGGCCCGGCGGTCACAAGTCTGAGCCTGTATGTGTTCGCGAGGCGCGCGTCGTGAGCCCGTGCGTTGAGGCGAGGGGTGGGCTCCGGCGTGGTGCGGGGATGAAAACGCGCGCGAACGTCGAAGGTTGGGGTGGTCTGGGGGTTCGCTCGTGACCCTCGAACCCGGCCACTACATCACCCTGGCGCTCGCCGCGATCGGGTTCGTCACATGGCTGGTCCGGCTTGAGGGTCGGGTCAATGCGCTGAAGGCGAAAGAGGCCGGACACGACGCGACGCGCGACGAAGTCATCCGCCTGCAGGAGCAGGTGAAGTTCCTGACCCAGAGCATTCAGGATCTGGCGTCTGCGCTGAGGCCGGCCGCGCGTCGGAGGGTGTCGGAATGACCGCCCTCCATCTCCCCACCTTCTTCGCCTACGCCCGCCGCGCCCCGTTCGGTGGTCGTCTGACGCAGGCGCAGGTGCAGGGCTGCGAGGCGATTATCGCCGCGGCCCGCGACATCACCGACGACCGCCATCTCGCCTACATCCTCGCCACCGCCTTCCACGAGACGGGCGGCAAGATGCAGCCGGTGCGCGAGGGCTTCGCGCGAACGGACGCGGGAGCGCGCCGTGCGGTTGCTGGCCGCCGGTATGCACGGGAGTACGACGGCAGGGTCTATTACGGCCGGGGCCATGTGCAACTGACGTGGCTGTCGAACTACCGCAAAATGGGCGAGGTGCTGGGTCTGGATCTGGTCGGCAATCCCGATCTGGCGCTGGACCTGCAGGTGAGCGTCCGCATCCTGATCGAGGGGATGACGAACGGCGAGACCGGCGTCGGCGACTTCACCAAGCACTCGCTCGAAGACTTCTTCAACGCCACCACCGACGACCCTGTAGGCGCCCGTCGCATCGTCAACGGCACCGACAAGGCCAGCCTGATCGCGGGCTATCACACGGCCTTCCTCGACAGCATCAAGGCCGCGCGCGCCGAACAGGCCCGCCCGTTCCCGGCGCCCGCTGCTGTGGCCGAGGCCGCGAAGCCGGACGGCGCTGACCTGAAGACGGACAAGACGGCTGTGGGGGGTGTCCTCGCCGGGCTCGGCGGCATCGGCGGTGTCGCCGCGTTCGCGCAGCCTGTCCTGCAGGGCATCGCAAGTCCCTGGGCGTTTGCGGCCTTCGCGCTGGTCGCGGTCGGCGTGTTCCTCGTGCTGACCGGCCGGGTGCAGATCAAGCGGGTGGGGGGGGTTTGATGGTCGCCGACCTCTTCCAGACCGCCCAACTCGTCTTCGGCATCGCGCTCGCGGTCGCCCTCCTGTTTTTCGCGCACCGGTTCTTCGGTTGGCGCGGTGTCGCCGCCGGCCTGATCGCGCTGGCGACCCTCGGACTCTACCGCAAAGGCCGCGCAGACGGTCGGACAGCCACCATCGAGAAGGAACGAACCGATGCCGGACGCGCCGAACGGACCGCGGATGCGGAGCGCGTGCGCTCTGATCTGCGCAATGCCGATCCTGCTGAGCTCATGCGCGACGACGGGTTCCGCCGCGACTGATCCGCTGCCGGGCGCTCAGTCGTTCTGCGACATCGCCCGCCCGATCACATGGTCGACGCGCGATACGCCGGAGACGGTGCTGGAGGTGAAGGCCCACAACGCTGTCGGCAAGCGGCTTTGCGGGTGGTCGGCTTGACCGTCGCCCCGACGACAGAACTTCTCCGCTGGTGCGAGACTGAGGTCCAGCGCGAGACTATCTCCGCGATCATCGACATCGGCAATGTCGCCGCCGCAGCCCGTCATCTGCAAAGGGACGAGCGCACCGTGCGGCGCCTGCTGGCGCAGATCCGCGCCAAGGCTGCCGCCCAGGGTCATGCGCCCGAGTTCGGCATGACCGAGCAGGTGCCGGACGGCTTCAAGCTCAAGGGCCGCTCGGTCCTTCGCAAACTGGATCCGGTCACGGGCCAGCGGGTCGAGGTGCTGTCGTGGGACAAGACCAGCGCCGACGAGGAGCGCCGGGCGGAGATGCTGCGGGAGGCGTTCGTCGCGATCAGCGAGGACGTGCCGCGGATGTCGCCGTTCCCGGCGCCGGCGGGAACCGCCGACCACCTGTGCAACGTCTTCACCCTGACCGACTGCCACGTCGGCATGATGGCGTGGCGCAAGGAGGGCGGCGCCGACTGGGACCTGGCGATCGCGGAGCAAACCCTGATCGGCGCGTTCGAGCAGATGGTCGAGCGATCGCCGTCCGCCACGACCTGCGTCGTCAACCAGCTCGGCGACTTCCTGCACTGGGACGGCCTGCTGCCGGTGACGCCGGGGCACGGCCACATCCTCGACGCCGACGGCCGGTTTTCGAAGATGGTCCGCACGGCGATCCGCATTCTCCGGCGCGTGATCGACATGGCGCTGGCCCGGCACCAGACCGTGTTCGTTGTCATGGCCGAGGGCAACCACGACCTCGCCTCGAGCGTCTGGCTGCGCATCATGTTCGCGGCCCTGTACGAGAATGAGCCGCGGGTCCGGGTGATCGACAGCGAGCTGCCCTACTACGTCCACGTCCACGGCGCGACGATGCTGGCCTTCCACCACGGCCACCTCAAGAAGAACGAGGGCCTGCCCCTGCTGTTCGCGGCCCAGTACCCGCGCGAGTGGGGCGCCACGACCAAGCGGTTCGCCCACTGTGGTCACCGTCACCACGAGGAAATCAAGGAGCACTCGGGGATGAAGGTCGTCCAGCACTCGACCCTGTCGGCCCGCGACGCCTACGCGGCCCGCGGAGGCTGGATGTCGGAGCGCCAGGCTACGGCCTACACCTACCACTCGGTCTGGGGACAGGTCGGCTCGGTCACGGTGACGCCTGAGATGCTTGAGGCGGCGTGATGGAGAACGTGGTGCACCTGAAGCTGGTTGACGGCTGTGGCAATGGCGCGGTCGTGCCGGTGAATCGCGTGCTGGCGGGCGCACGAGCGGCCGGGCTGACCGATGTGGTCGTCATTGGCTATGACGAGAACGGCGACATCTATGCGGGCGCCAGTCACGGCGCATCCGACACGAACTGGCTGATTGACCAAGGCAAGGCGTGGATTCTCGCGGGCTGCCCCGCAATGGACGACTAGCCCCGTGCGTTGAGCGCAACCCGCTCAGACCGCCCACTCCGCACAGGAGGGGCGCATGCTGAAAACCATAGCCGCGGCTTCGGTCGTCACGCTCATAACCGCCATGTCAGGCCCCTCCGCCTCCATGCAGGAAGTCCGGACGTTCGTCCCGTCGCCCGAGGCGGTCGAGGCGCCGCCGGCTGAATACGACCGCATCCCCGGCGCGCCGTTCGTCGTGATCGTCGGCACGCCGTATCAGGTCCACATTGCCTGCGGAGGCCAGCCGCCCCCGACGCGCTATATCGTCATGGCCTGCACCTTCATGCCGCGGCGCGTGATCGTGATGCCGCACTGCACGCCCGATCAGGACGCGTACTGCGGCAAGCTGCTGCGGCATGAGAAGGCGCACCTGAACGGCTGGGTGCACTGACGGTGCGTTGAGGGCAGGGGCCGGGTGCGGCGTGGTGCTCAAGAACAGGAGGCACAGACATGGCCGTTGCGCGTAATCCTCACGCTGCCGGTGATAGCGGACCGGCTGACGACGCTGTCGCGATCACCCCCTCTGACACGGCTTATTTTCCCGTGTGTCGCGGAATCTATGTTGGTGTCGGTGGCGATGTGGTCGTGGTGACGCCCGGCGACGTCGCCATCACCTTCAAGAACGCACTTGCCGGCACCATTCTTCCGGTCAACGCGCAGCGCGTTAACGCCACGAGCACGACCGCGACAAATATGGTTGCGCTTTACTAATGAACATCGGGTTGGCCCTCGGGGTTTTTTCACCGTCCAGCACCCCGCTGCGCAGTGATTTTCGCGCTGGGATGCCGGCGGGGTCGACCTATGGCCGCCTCGGCCAGGCGACCGGCAAGACCCTAGCTGGAGGAATTTCGTTCTTTGCGGCGAATGTTCCTCAGCGGACCGATCGCGGGCTACTGCTTGAGCCTGCCGCAACGAACCTGCTGACGCAATCCGAGAACCTAGCCGATGCCGCGTGGACCAAATCGTCGGTGACGATCACGCCCGCCGCGGGCGAGGCTCCCGATGGAACGCTAACCGCCGTGAAGTGGGAATCTGGCGTTGCGGCCTTCCCGCAGATATTCGCCTACGCGGCTGCGCCCGCTGGCGACCTGGTGCTGAGCGTCTGGGTGAAATCTGATGGCACAGCCCAGTCCGTGAAGTCGTTGTTGGTCGACGGGGTCGGGGTCGACTTCACGCCGACAGACACATGGACCCGCATCGCTCTTCCGAAGCCGGCGTCGGCCGGCGGTGCGCTGGCCGTTCTGATCTACATAGCCTCGGGCGCCGCCCCTGCGAGTTCGTTCCTGATTTGGGGTGCTCAGTTTGAGGCGGGACTAACGCCGACATCCTACATCCGAACGGCCGGAACCGAAGCCACCCGCGGCTTGCCGACCATGACCGAGACGGTGCCCGCTGCCTGTACCAAGGCGCGCTTGATCTTCGCCGACGCGAGCACCGAGATCATCGAAGGGCTCACGCCTGGAGGGTCGTTTGACGTCGTCACCCCCACCATCGCTGCCGGCAAGGGAGCGGTGGGCACGTCTGAGCTCGTCTTTCGGACGTGGCTATCGTAGCGCCGGTGCGTTGAGGGTGGCCCTGCCTCCGCGCCTTCTCCGCGCATGGCCCGCAAGGCAGCATCCACACCACCCCGCGAGCCCATCCGCTTTGAGCCTGACGGCCGGATCCTGTCGGCGTTCCTGCTCGCGGACAGTGAGTTCGACATCATTCAGGGGCCGATCGGCTCGGGAAAGACGGACGCGGCGATCATGCGCCTGTTCCGTCACGCCAGCCAGCAACCGGCGCAGCGAGACGGCGTCCGACGCGCGCGCTTCGCGATCGTCCGCTCGACCTTCCCTGAACTGAAGACGACGACGATCCCCTCGTTCGTGAACTTGTTTCCGGAGGGGTCCGAGGCACAGGGCGGGTTCGGCGAGATGTCGTGGTCGCCGCCGTTCACCTACCACATGCGCTATGGCGACATCGAAGCCGAGTTCATCTTCCTCGCGCTGGACAAGGACGACGACGTCAAGAAGCTGCGCTCGCTGCAGCTCACCGGGATCTATTTCAACGAGCTCCAGTACATCAACCTGATGCTGGTGACCGAGGGGCTGTCGCGTTGCGGCCGCTATCCATCGGTCAAGAATGGCGGCTGCAACTGGTCCGGCGGCATCGCCGACATGAACGCGCCGGAGAGCCTGCACTGGGCGCCCATCATGTTCGGCAAGGCGCCCGTGCCGGACCACTTCACGCCGGATGACGTGCAGCGCCACCGCCGTCCGCCGGACTGGTGCCTGTTCGTACAACCACCGGCGCTGCTCGTGCTGGACGAGGGCTTGAAGGCCTCGGGCCTTGAGGCGCTGAACCCCGGCGACGAGGTCGAGTATTGCGTCAATCCCGGCGCTGAGAACCTGCGCTGGCTGCGGCCCGACTACTATCCGAAGAAGATCCACGGCGTCACGCGCCAGTGGATCGACGCCAACTGCCGGAACATCGCCGCCAGCCAGATGAAGGGCAAGGCGGTGCACCCGCTGTTCCGGTCGGCGAACGAGCGCAACAGCCACGTTGCCTCCAACTCGCTCAAGTTCAGCCCCGACCTCGACCTGTACTGCGGCCTCGACTTCGGCCTGACGCCGGCCGCCGTGTTCGGCCAGACCGTGCGGGGCCGGATCTTCGTGCTGGCTGAGCTCTATGCCGAGGACGTGGGCGCCGTGACGTTCGCTCCGTTCGTCAAGGCCGAGATCCTGCGCCGCTTCCCCGGCCTCGACCCGAACAAGGTCAAGTTCTTCGGCGACCCCGGCGGCGACATCCGCGGTCAGGCCGAGGAAAAGACGGCCTTCGACATCTTCCGCCAGAACGGCATGCCGGTCATGCGTGCCCCTGGCGCCAACCGCTTCGTCGGCAAGGGTGGTCGCAAGGAGGTCGTTGACAGCATCCTGACGCGTCAGGTCGACGGCTACCAGGCGTTCCTGATCGACCCTAAGTGCCGGATGCTCGAGCAGGGGCTGGGCGGCGGCTACCAGTTCAAGGTCACGAACACGAGCGCCGGCCAGTTCACGTCGGGCGACATCGTCAAGAACCAGTACAGCCACCCGTGCGAGGCTCTGGGGTACATGGTGCTGGGCATGGGCGAGGGCGGCAACCTGCTGTTCGGCGCCGGCCGCAACGTCGCTGCCGTCCAGACCAAGGTGCAAACGCGGGTGTTTGACCGCGGGGCGCGCGCTCCGCTGTTCCGGGCGCGTCGATGACAGAGGTCGATGCGCTCTCAGGTATGCCGCCCAACTGGTTCGTCGCCTTCTACAACGACGGGCAGCAGTACTGGTGGTCCCGCCTTTGCCGCGATGGATTCCGCCATGTCGCCGCGTTCGGCTACTGCGCCGATCAGGCGGCGTGGATTCTGTACGATGTGACCACGCGCCGGACCCTGATCCGGGTCATGACGCCAAGCCAGATGGACGCGTGGGTCGCGGCCCTGCCGGACAACCGCCGCATCCTCGAGTTCGAGCCGACCGAGGAGCCGGGCGATCCGGCGCTCCGCGTCGGGTTCTGGTGCACGCCGGCTGTCGCCCATCTCGTCGGCGCGCGGTCCCGTGCGTTGAGACCGGAGGCCTTCTACCGCGATCTGCTTGCTCAAGGTGCGCGACCCGCGTTCGAGAGCAGGCAGGCATGAGGACTCCGAAGGTCACGCTTCCCGAAGAAGATCCGGCCACGAAAGCCGCGCGCGAGCGTGAGGAGCGTCGGGCTGAGAACGCACGCACGGAAGAGACCCAAGCCTGGCTGCTGGGCGCAACAGGCCGGCGTAACCGCCGATTCGGCTCGCTGGGCGGCGGGGGGTCTGTTCCGATCGCGGGCGGCCCGACAAGTCCGGGCGCCGGCGTGTCTGGCGGCATGGGCTCTGTCTTCAGCGGAGCGACCGGGTCGGGTGGGTCTTCCCGCGGCAGCGGCTTCGATCGCAGCCTCGCGGTCCTGTACTGATGACGACCCCCAAGCAGATCCTCGCCCGTATCGCTGCGGCGAAGCAGGACAAGGCGCGCCACGCCACATGGATTGACGAGACGCTTCGGCTCGCCCTGCCGACCTATCGTCGATGCAACGAGCGATCCGACACCTCGCTTCGCATTGAGGAGCAGGACGACCAGTTCGACAACGAGCTGGAGATCGTCGCCGAGGACTTTGCGTCCGACATGATCTCGACCTTCACGCCTCGCCACGAGCGGTGGGTGATGTTCGAGCCGGCGGACGACCTGTCGGAGGGCCAGCAGCGCGAGATTGCGCCGCAGCTCGCCGCGATCGGTGACGCCGTGTTTGCGGAACTGGAACGGTCAAACTACTGGGACGCCGCGCAGGAGTGCTTCGCGTACTGGGGCGTGTCGGCGATGGCCGTCGCCCTGTCGGACATGGGTCCGCTGAACCCGCTGCACTTCCAGCCGATCGAGATCCCCGACCTGCTGATGGAGCGTGGCCCCGATGGGTCCGTGACCGGCAAGTGGCGCGAGATGAAGCTGACCCAGGCAGAGCAGAACATGCTCTGGGGCGCGTCGATGGGAATGTACTTCCCTCCGTTCCGCGGCGGCAACAAGGACAAGAAGCAGAGCGTCGTCGAGGGCTGCGACCGCGACTGGTCGACCCCCGGCGTCGAGCGTTGGAACTACCGCATCTTCGTCGACGACAAGGAGCGGGTGAAGTTCACCTATGAGGGCGCCGGCTCGTGCCCGATCATCACCTGCCGGTTCCGCCAGCAGGCCGATTCCGCTTGGGGTCCGGGGCCGTTCAAGAAGGCGACGCCGCGCGCGCGCGTGCTGGATGAGCTTGCGTACCTGAACCTGAAGGGGCTGGGCCGCACGATCGACCCGGCGTTCTCCTACGAGGAAGACGGCCTCGCCAATTTCGACGGCGGCATGGAGCCCGGCAAGGGCTTCGCTCGCGCGCCGCAATCCAAGGCGCCCGAGGCCTTCCTGCCAGACGTGCGGTTCGATGCCTCGTTTTTCGCCGCCGACGAGATGCGCAAGGGTATCAAGCGCGCCTGCTACCAGGACCGCCCCGAGCAGCCCGGCGATACCCCGCCGACGCTCGGTCAGTGGATGGACGAGAAGGCGTGGAACACGCGCCGCAAGGAACTGCCTCGCGACCGCTGCGTCCGCGAGTGGGTTCTGCCCATCATCGAGCGCGTGGCGTGGATTCTCGCCAAGCGCGGCGTGCTGCCAGAGGTCAAGCTGAAGGGCGGCAAGGTCGTCAACTGCCGACCGATCAGCCCGCTGTCGAAGGCCAAGGATCTGGAGGACATGAACCTGACCGGTCAGGTGCTGTCGTTCGGCGCCAGCATCGGCGCTGCCCTGCAGGTCGGCGTTCCGATCGACGCCAAGGGCACGATGGAGAACCTGATCGCGACGGCCAAGGAGCGGCACATCGTGATGAAGTCCGACGAGCAGATCATGGCCGAGCAGGCCGCGGCTGCGATGGCGCAAGGCGGAGGCATGGGCGATGTCGGGGCCGCGTAGGTTTGACCGGCTCCGCGCCTCTGGTGCGCAGCCGGCGTCGATCGCCTCGCAAGAGGAAACCATCGAGTCCGTCATCCGCCGGCACATGCTGGCGAGCGTCGACGGCCAGCGCATCCTCGCCTGGCTGCAGGACGAGGTGAGTGCAGCAACGCCTCTCGGATGCAGCGAGGCGGCCCTGCGTGACGCTGAGGGCGCGCGGCGTCTGGTCCAGAAGCTGATCGCCAAGGGCGTGCCCGCATCATGAGGCCCGTGCGTTGAAGCTCGAACCGCTCGACCGCACGGTCCCGGCCATGACGGACACAACCGCCACTACCGAGACGACCGAGACGACCGAGACCACCGCCGCGACGAGCGTGCCGGTGTCTCCTGCCGTCGACGCGAGCCTGATGGCCGCCGCTCCGGCTGAAGCCGCCGCGCCTCAGCGCCCGGACGCCCTGCCTGAAACCTACTGGGACGCCGACACCAACGCCATCAAGCCCGAGGCCTTCTCGCGCCTTGCTGAGCTTGAGGCCGCCGACGTGGCGCGCCGCGAAGGCCTGCCCGAAACCGCTGACAAGTACGAGCTCAAGCTGGGCGAGGACATCGTCGGCCTTGACGGCAAGCCCGTCCAGTTCGACCCGACCGACCCGCTGGCGCAGGCTGTCCTCCCGGTGTTGCACGAATGCGGCGTCCCGCAGGCCGGCGTCGAGAAGCTTCTGGCCGCCTTCACCAAGCTGGAGGTTGAGGCCGCCAAGGCTGAGCAGGCACATGTCGTTGCCGAGCAGGCCAAGCTGGGCTCAGAGCACGTCAAGCGCACCGGCGCCATTCACTCGTCCCTCGTCGCCGCCGTGGGCGCTGACGCGGCCAATGCCCTTCGCCAGTCGACGCGCTCCGCCGACGCGGTCATCGCGCTCGAAGCCCTCGTCTCGAAACTAACCGGCGCTGCCATCTCGGCTGCACCGCCCGCCGCCGGCGCCTCGTCCTACGACGAGACCATCGCCGAACTTCCTGTCGAACAACGTCTCGCAGCCGCCCGCGCCATCAAGGCCGGATAAGGGGATCTACCAAACATGGCCGCCATCACTCTCAACGAATACGCCAAGGGCATCGACAACCCGGTCTCTCGGGCCGTCGTCGAGCTCTATGCGGCTTCCTCGGACATTCTCGGCGCAATGCCGTGGAAGACCACGGGCGGCCCCTACCAGTACACGCTTGAAGGTTCGCTGCCGGGCATCGCGTTCCGCGGCATCAACGAGTCGTACACCGCCGACACGTCGATCGAGAACCCCCAGGTCGAGCAACTGTTCATCGCCGGCGGTGAGGCCGACGTCGACAACTTCTTGATCGCGATGGACCCCTCGCGCCGCTCGCGCGAAGAGAGCCGCAAGATCAAGTCGATGGCTCGCGCCGTGACCTCCGCCATCATCAGCGGCGACAACTCGGCCAACCCCAAGTCGTTCGACGGCCTGTCGCGTCGCGTGCGCGGTGGTCAGGTCATCGCCAACTCGGCCGCTTCCGGCGGTGCCGCCCTGTCGCTGAAGGCGCTGGACGACGCGCTGGACGCCACGGTCGACCCGACGCACATCATCATGAACCGCTCGATGCGGACCTGGTTCAAGCAGACGATGCGGAACCAGACCTTGTCCGGCAACCTGCAGTTGGCCAAGGACGAGTTCGGCCGCGACGTCATCCAGTATGACGGCAAGCAGTTCCTCGTCGGCTACGAGGCCGGCCCGGACAGCCGCATCCTGCCTTTCACCGAGACCGGCTCGGGCGGCGGCTCTGCCGTCTGCACCTCGCTGTACGTCGTCTCGCTGAAGGAGGGCCACGTCTGCGGCATCCAGATGGGCGGCATGACCGTCAAGGATCTGGGCGAGCTGCAGTCGGAGCCCAAGCACCGCACCCGCATCGAGTGGTATCCCGGCATGTGCATCGAGAACCCGTACGCCGTGACCCGCCTGACCTCCATCACCAACGCCGCGATCACGGCTTAAGGGGCGCACGAACATGGCTACCGCAACTCAAATCCGCTCCTACACCTACGACGCCGACCAGCTCCTGAAGGACGCCGGCCTGGTCGCGGCTGATGCCGCTGCCACGGTCTCCGGCTCCGCCAAGGTGCTGGCCGTCGGCGAGGCCGCCTACCGCGGCGTTCTCGTGGTCGACGTCACGGCCATCGAGATCGCCTCGAACGACGAGGTCTATCGCATCTGCGTGCAGGGCTCGACCTCGGCCACCTTCGCCTCCGACGTGCAGAACCTCGCGATCCTGTCCCTGGGCGCGACCGAGGTGAACCCTGGCGGCGCCATCGACTCGACGACCGGCCGCTACGAGCTGCCGTTCATCAACGAGCAGAACGGGGTGACCTACCCATACCTGCGCGTTTACACGGATGTCGCCGGCGCCATCGCCACCGGCATCAACTACACCGCTCTCGTCGGCCTCGACCGGCTGGGCTGCTAAGGCCTGACGCATGAAGGTTCTGGACCCTGCAGGCAATGTGGCCCTCGTCGATCGGGAGACCGGCGAGGACCACATCTGCATCCTTCATATCGCGCGTGAGATCCTGACGCTGGCCTCGCCGGCTCATGATGGAGCGCCGCGGTACGTCGACAAGGATCTGTGGGACGGCAAGCTCGCCGTTCCCGCTCAGGCCCCTGTCGCCGTCGCTGACGAGCCGCGTGCCGATCAGGAAAAGCGTGACGCCGACATCGCGGCTGCGCTGGACCTGTTGAACGAGCATGACTTCGTGAAGGGCGGCCCGCGCGTCGGGCGGCCGAAATGCTCGGCGGTCGAGAACATCGTGGGCTATCCCGTCTTCACCGAAGAGGTCGATACGGCCTGGGACAAGCGCGCAAAGTAACACTCTCTCCGGGTGGGGCTGAACTGAACCCTCGTCGTTCGCGGCGGGGGTTCTTTTTTGCCCGTGCGTTGAGCCACCACCGCCCGCGCGCAACCTGCGCCTATGCCTGCCTTCTCCGCCCCCATCGAGGTCGTTCAGGCCGCCCTTCACCGCATTGGCGAGGAGGAGATCACGTCGCTGGACGATGACTCGTCCGGTGCCCGTGTCGCGTCGTCGAACTACGAGGGCATCGTCCGCAGCTTCTTCGCGCGCCATGCATGGACCTTCGCCAAGCAGACGCTGGACCTGACCTATCAGGGCGAGGTTGAGCTGGGGCCGTACCTGCACGCGTTCGTGTGGCCTTCGACGGTCATGAACGTCCGCTACATCATGCAGGACGGTGTTCGGCTGCGTGCCGGCGAGTACGCGATCGAGAGCGGCCGGGTTCTGACGCGCTCGAACAGCGATCTGCAGGTCGTGGCCACTGTGCGCGCTGATGAGTCGATGTGGCCCGGCGACTTCTCCGAGGCCGTCGTCGTGCGCATGCAGGCGCTGTTCCTCGAGGCCCTGTGCGACAAGCCGCAGGACGCGCGCCTGAAGACCCGTGACGCCGACGTGCTGATGCGCGACGCGATCATCCGCGACAAGCGCCAGGAGCCCGGCGTCAGCATTGAGTTCGTCCCGCTGGCCGAGGCGTGGCGCGGCTCGCGTCCGTCGCGGACGGCGCTTCGTGGCTAGGCGCTTCCCCTTCATCACCAGTTTCGCGGCGGGAGAGATCGCCGAGGAATACCAGATGCGGACCGACCTGCAGGTTCGCAATGAGGCTTGTCGCCAGTTCCGCAATGCGCAGACGCTTGCCGGCGGCGGGTTCCGCCGGCGCTACGGCACCACGCACGTTGCGGCGCTTTCGGCGCTGACGCGGCTGGAAACCTATGGCGTCGGCACCGACGATGCGCGTCTGCTGCTGTTCAGCAATGGCGTGTTCGAGGTCCGCGATCTGGCCGGCGCGGTCATCCAGACGATCAGCTCGTCCGTGCCGTGGGTCGCTGCTGACCTCTTCACAATGCAGATCGCGATCGAGGACGGCAAGATCGTCGTCTGCAGCCGGGCGTTCGCGCCGCGTATTCTGACCCTGACCGGCTCGACCTGGGCGATTTCGACTCTGAGCTTCGCCGATGGCCTGAACGGGTCGAAGCTGCAGCCGTACTGGCGCTTCGCCGCGCGTGGCGTGAGCCTGACGCCGAGCACCTATTCCGGATCTGGCGTGACGCTGGAGACCAGTGCGTCGTTCTTCACCGCGGACCATGTCGGCACGCGCCTGCGCTACACGGGCATCGAGATCGCCGTGACCGCGGTGACCGACGCCGATACCGCGACCGGCACCGTCATCGGCGCGCTGTACCGCACCTACACCGTGAACGTCGCATCATCGACCGGCTTCCTCGTCGGGCAAGAGGTGCAGGGCGAGGACTCGCAGGTGACCGGCGTTGTTGCTGGCGTGCCGAGCGGGTCGAGCCTGACCATTCAACTGCTGGACGGCTACACCTATTTCGACGCGACTGAGGATCTGATCGGCCCGACAGCCAAGAGCGCGATCAGCTCGATAACCCCGTCAGCGACCCCAGCCGCGACGACCGAGTGGGACGAGGCGCTGATCGGTGTCGAGCGCGGATACCCCGGTGCATGCGCGCTTCACCGCAACCGCCTCATGCTGGGCGACTTCCCGGCTGCGCAGAACGTAATGGCTGCGAGCTCGACCGGCGACATCACGGACTTCAACACCGGCACCGGTCTGGAGACGGACGCGATCATCGAGCGTGTCGGTCGCGAGACGTCCCTGGGGCTGCGTCACTTCGGGTCGACCGAGCAGCTTCTGCTCTTCACCGAAGGCGGCGTCTATTACGTCCCCGAGCAGGTGGCCGCGCCCCTGTCGCCGACCAACTTCGAACTGCTGAAGATCGGGCCGGAAGCGGCTGGCGATCCCGTGCCGCTGGACGTGACCGAGGGCAAGATGTTCATCGAGCGCGACAGCGGGCGCGCCATGATCTGCATCCCGACCGGCAACGTCCGCCGTTCGTGGGACATCAGCGACCTGTCCGAGCTGGCCTATCACCTGATGGGCACGCCGGTCGAGATGGAGCTGATGGCGGCCGGCACCGAGAGCGACCGCCTCGTGCCGGTGCTCAACAGCGCCGGCGACATGGCCGTTCTGACGTTCCGCCGCAGCGCGCAGTTCTCAGCCTGGGGCGTGTGGTCGACCGTCGGCTCGTGGCGCTCGCTCGTCTATGCGGGCGGTTCCCTGTACGCGGTGGCGGAGCGCACGATCAACGGCTCGACGACCTTCCGGCTGGAAAAGTTTTCCTCAACGGCGTGGGCAGACGGCATGATCTCGCTCGCGGCCATCACGACGCCGGTGACGCAGTACGCCGGACACACGGTCGGCGTCTGGGATGGCGACGACAAGATCGGCGAGTTCGCGGTGGGCGGCGATGGGGTTCTGGTCGGCGTCGATGACAGCTTCGGCGCCGTGCAGGTGGGGCTGGACTTCACCGTGACGGTCGAGGGCGTGCCGCCGGTCGATCAGCAGATGGGCCTGCGTCCGAACTACAAGATCACGCGCGTCGATGTGGATGCGGTCAACTCGACCGGGTTCACCGGCAACGGTCGCAACCCGTCCGGCTGGGTCGGGTCGATCGGCGGCAGCACTGGCTCTCAAACCGGCGTGCGTCGCTTCCGCCCGCTGGGTCGCGGCAAATACCCGACGTTCACGATTCAACAGACCGTCGGCGGCCCGCTGCAGATCCGGTCTGTCACAATGGAAGTCACAAGCTGATGGGCCAGTCGACCCCACTCTTCTCCGCGATCATGCAGGTCGGTCAGGGCCGCGCTCAAGCCAAGCAACTCGGCATGGAAAGCCTGATGCTGAAGCGTCAGGCGGGCGACGTTGACCTGCAGGCCACGCAGGCTTCGGCCCGGCGTCGCGAGGAACTGCGTGCCGGCATCGCTGCGTGGACCGCCAACCGCTCGGCCAAGGGTCTGTCGCTGGACAGCCCGTCGGGCATTGCGGTCGAGCGAGAACTGCGTCGTCAGTCGGTGGTCGACGAGGGCGCCGAGAACCTGGGCTTCAAAAATCAGGCCTACTCGCTGCGCACCTCCGCCACGATGCGCCGCCGTGCTGCGTCCAACGCCAACTTGTCGGGTTGGCTGCAGGCGGGAGGCACGCTGGTCGACGGCATCTCGAACGCCGTGTCGGCTGGCTCCGGCGGCGGAGGCCGATAGATGGCTACCGGTCAAAGCGCACAACAGGGCAGGGGCATGGTCCTGTCCAACATCACCCCCGGCGCGGACTTCCGCACCGGCGAGGGTGATGTGTTCCAGACGGGCGAGCGCATCCTCAAGAAATACGAAGAGGCGAACAAGACGAACCTGATCCGCCGTGCGCAGCAGCGCGGAGCGGTCGAGGGTGCGGCTGTCGCGGACGGCGCACCCATGCCTGAGCGAGGGTTCCTGTTTACCGGCGACGTGGCTGAGGCGCGCACCGCAGCCCTGCAGACGGCGTACACCGCGCGCGTGCGGACGGACTTCGACACGCGCGAGGCGCAGGTACGCCAGCAGTTCCGGTACGATCCGGAGGGGTACGAGGCCGAGATGGGCCGCGTGCGGTCGGGCTTCATTCAGGAGGCTCCGCCCGAGTTCGCCGTCGACGTCGAGACCTATGCCGGCGAGCGGTCTGCGCGTGGGCTGGAGGCTGTGTCGAGCGCGCGCATGGTGCGTGACGATCAGGAGGTCGTGCAGGCGCTGAGCGTGCGGCATGCGAAGCTGGGCGAGGATCTGGTCGCTCTGGCGGCTCGCGGCGATACGTCGTCGATGGAGTTCCTTGAGACGCAGGCTGAGTACATTGCCCTGCAGGATCAGCGCGAGGCGAACCCGGCGATCCTGTACTCGACCGAGCAGCGCATCGCTGACGATGAAATGCTTGGCGACGGCATGATGCTGGCGACGATCAACCGCAACGCCGTCGAGACGTACAACGACTCGGGTCGCGGTCTGGCTGGCTATGCCGCCGCCGCGCGCTTCCTCGACGAGGAGCTGCTGAACGGCGACTTTGCCGAGGGTGTCGATCCGGGCCGCCTCGCCAAGATGCACCGCGACGCTCTGACCGAGTTGCGCGCGTTCAGCACGGCGGACCGCGAGGAGCGGCGGGTGGCGGAGGAGCAAGAACGTCAGCGCCAGGCGGCGATGCGGGACGAGCGCGACAGCCTCGTGCTGGATGCGTCTCTGGGCGAAGTGACTGAGGCCGAAGTTCTGGCGCGTACCGATCTGGACGACGCCGCCAAGAACCGCGTGCTGGGAGCTATCCGGTCGCGTGAATCGCGTGAGCGTACCGAGCAGCGCGCGGCGACGGCTGCCGAGAACCTGGCCAACACCACGCACTATAACACCCTGCGCGACGATGCGCAGGCCGGCACCCTGAACGCAGCCGAGCTTGCCGACGACGTGCAGGCCGGGCTCATCAGCCCCGGCCGCGCTCAGACCCTGCGCACCATGAACAACCGCACGCTGCGTCCGCTGGTCGATGACGTGATGGCGCCAGTGCGTGACGCTGGTGAACGCCGTCGGCGACTGGTCCGCGATTACAGCACGCGCATGGCTGCGGCTGAAGAGGGTGCTGCTGCGTGGGTGCGCGACAACCCGAACGCTACGCTCGAGCAACGCCTGCAGGCTGGTCGCTGGTACGCTGAACGTCACTTCGGCGCCGGGGCGAACAGCCCGGCGGCGGGTGGGGGCGAGAGCGGTGCCGCCGATCAGGCGCGCATCGCCCGCATCCGCGCCGTCAACGCCGACATCGCGGCCCGCGCTCGCGCCGGCCGACCATATTCCGCGGCTGAGGCCAACCGCATGCGTAACGAAGCACAGGGGCGATAGATGGCCATCGACACAGTCCGCGACGTTCTGGGCGCAGTCCCCGGTGCACAGCCGACCAACACCTTCCGCACGCCCGAGCATAACCGCCGCGTCGGCGGTGTGCCCGGCAGCTTCCACACGCGCGGGTCGCCGGATGACCCGCGAGCCGTTGACCTCATCCCTGCCGAGGGCGAGAGCATGGGCCAGCTTGAGGCGCGTCTGCGCTCGAGTGGCGCGAACACGGTTGAGCTCATCAACGAGGGTGACCACATCCACGTCGCCGTCGACGGTCGTCCGCGCGATCCGGCCGCCCCCGGCGGCGAGCAGCCCGGCTACCGTTCGGTCAACGTGCAGGACTTGGCGCCCGGTGACACACCGGAATCGCTGGCGGCTCAGGGCTACCAGTTCGACGCCTCGACGAACCGCTGGTTCCGCAACCTCGACGCCCCCTCTATCCCCGCACCCCTCGACAACGCCTACGCCGAACGTCAGGCCGCGCGTGAGTCGCTGGCGCTGGATCAGGAAGAGGCCCAGATCATTCAGGCCGGCATGGTGCCGCAGGCCGTGCTGGACGGCGCTGGCGCTGTGGCCGGTGACGTGGCCAAGGGCGTGTTCCTCGAGGGTGGCACGGCTGTCCTGTCGGGCGTCAAGCGCGGCTTCAACGCCACGATGGACCTGATCGACGAGACCGGCGACTGGATCGAGAAATACGTCCCTGGGACGGTGATGTGGGAGGGCATCGACGGCGACGCCTCTACCCCCATGAGCATCCGCCTGACCACGCAGAACGACGCCGAGCGCCGCATGCGCGCGGCTCAGGGCGGCGACCTGACGCTGCTTCAGCGTCTCGGCATGGCGCAGATCACCGCGCCCGTGCGCGAGAACGAGCGCCCCGAGTCCGTCACCGGTCGCCTGATTGAGGGTGTGTCCCAGTTCGCGACCGGCTTTGTCGGTGGCGGGCGTGCGCTGCAGGGCTGGAAGACGGCGGGCACGGCTGGCCGTATCGGCAAGAACCTTGTGCAGGGCGCGCTGGCTGACTTCACCGCGTTCGACGGGCAAGAGGAGCGCCTGTCCAACCTGCTGGCCGAACACGCCCCCGAGGCGCTGGCGCCGGCGCTGAACTGGCTGGCCGCTGATCCCGAGGACGGCGAGGTCGAGGGCCGGTTCAAGAACGCGATTGAGGGCGGCATCCTTGGCGGCGCGGTCGATGTATTGGGTGTGGGCATCCGCCGACTGAAGGCCGCGCGTGAGGTCCGAACTGCTGCTCGTGACGCCGCCCGCGCCGAAGGCCTGCAGATCGACCCGACGCTGGCGATGGATGAGGCCGCCGCGCGCGGCGTCGAGGTCCAAGACGCCGTCCGTGAGGCACTGGGCAATCCCGAGGGGCCGCGGTTCCGGGTGGCGAAGGAGGCTGAGGCCCCCGTCATCACGCCGTTTGAGAAGAAGATCGACGCAGCCGAGCGCACGACGCGCCGCCTTCCGGCTGATATGTCGGCCACGGTCGCGCGCGCCGAAGCCACCGACAACGTGTTCGACATCAACCTCGCGCGCATCAACACGCCCGAGGACGTGCAGGCGGTCATCGTCGGCATGGCTGACCGCATGGCCAAGGACGTCGACCTGGCTCGCCGGGGCACGCGATCCTGGGACCAGACGCGCGAGGCCGCGAACGGTGTCGACTGGGTGTCGGCGATGGGCGCTCGTCAGCCGGGCGGTGCGGTCAATGCCGAGACGGCGCTGGCCTACAGGCTCGCGCTGAACTCGTCGGCGACGAAGCTGCTGGAACTGGCGCGCAAGGTCGAGGCCGAGCCGACGCTGGCCAACCAGTTCGCCTTCCGTCGCGCCACGGCCACGCACTCCGCCATCCAGAACGAGCTGATGGGCGCTCGCGCTGAAGCCGGTCGTGCGCTCAATGCCTTCAAGATCCCGGCCGACGCTCCCGCCACCTACCTGCGTCAGGTCGACAGCCTGATCGCTGACGCGGGCGGCGCGAACAGCGCGCAGGAACTGGCACGTCGCATCCGGCAGGCCGCCGAGAAGGGCGACAACGCGCTCAACCAGATGGTTCGTGGCGGCGCGATGGCGCGTACCCGCGAGATCGTCAAGCTGGTGTACACCAACAGCCTGCTGTCAGGTCTCGGCACGCCGATCATCAACGTCGCCGGCAACGGCATGATGCTGGGCCTGAACTACGCCACGCGCGTCGTGTCGCCCCGTCTGGCCAGTGCGTTCGGTGGCGCTGCGACCATGAAGGCTGGCGAGGCGTCGGCAATGGTTCACGGCTACCAGCAGGCCCTGCGAGACACCTTCCGCATGAACCCCATGCAGGCGGCTCAGGAGATCGGCGCGAACGCGGGTGAGCGGCTGCGTCGTGACGGCCTGTTCCGCGGCATGGCGCCCGGTCTGGACGATGCTGTGCCTCCGGGCGTGAGCCTGCGTGCCGAGCGTGAAGAGGCCGGGTCCCAGGCCGGGCGCCCGCTGTCGGCTGCTGCGTGGCGTGTCAGCGAGGACTCGCCGCTGGGCCGGTTCCTCGACGTCGTGCAGATGCTGGCCGAGGCGCCCTCGAACTTCAACTCGCTGACCGATGACTTCTTCAAGACGGTCGCGGCGCGTGGCGAACTGCACGCTCAAGCCTTCCGCCGCGTGACGACCGAGGGGCTGACCGGCGAGGCCGCGCGCACGCGATATGCCGACCTGATCCAGAACCCGACCGACGACATGATGGCGGCAGCGGAGAAGGAGATGCACGAGCTGACCTTCACCAACGCGGGCGGCTTCGACAAATGGGCCTCCGCCGGTCGCCGCATGATGGACGAGAACGCGGGTCCGATCCCGATCGGCACGATGGTTATGCCGTTCCTGCGCACGCCCGCGAACCTCGTCAGCGTGGGCATGCGCTACTCGCCCCTGGCTCCGATGATGAAGCGGTATCGCGACGCGCTGGCTGAGGGCGGTGCGGCGGCTGAGACGGCCAAGGCGCGCATGGCGGTCGGTACGGCGCTGACGTCGGTCTATATCGGCATGGCGATGGACGGCGAGATCACCGGTCGTGGTCCGGGCAACCGTGCACAGCGTGAGGCCATGCAGCGTCAGGACGAATACGGCGGGTCCGTCTTCCAGCCCTACAGCATCCGCGTCGGCAACCGCTGGGTCAGCTTCGAACGCGCCGATCCGATGGGGCAGATGATGGGCCTGATGGCGGACATGGCCGACCTGATGAAGAACGGCGACTGGGATGAGGCGGGGCGTACCGAGATCGACGAGGTGATGGCGCACGCCGTCGCGTCCGTCGGCCAGGCCTTCTTCGACAAGACCATGTTGAGCGGCATCACCGAGCTGACCAGCGCCCTGCTGGACGGCAGCAACGGCGAGGCCGAGCGGCTGCTGATGGCCCGCGCATCCGCCATGATCCCCGGCAGCAGCGCAGCCCGCACGATGCGTCGCGCCGATGACCCGTACATGCGCGAGACGCACAACATTGCCACCGCGATGATGAACACGATGCCGGGCCTGTCCGACGACCTGCCTCCGCAGCGCGATTTGTGGGGCCGTGAGCGCCGGTACTACACCGAGGCGGCGTCCGACCAGATGTACAACACCCTGGGACTGCAGTCGCGCGGGCAGGGCGGGTCGGCGATCGACCTTGAGATCCTGAACAACGGCGTGTCGGTGGCCATGCCGAACCGGTCGATCTCCTACATGGGCGAGACGGTGTCGCTGAAGAACCGGCCGGACATCTACAGCGAGTTCATGCGGCTCGCCGGTGCGCCTGCGTTTGAGCAACTGAACGCCGTCGCTGAGGGTCGCCACTCGGACAGCGAGTTCTACTTCGGCTTGACCGACGGTCCGGACGGCGGCAAGGCTGACTACATTCGGGACGTGGTCAGCGCCTATCGCGACGAGGCGCGGGCCGCGGTGACCGAGATGTTCGCGAGCGACCTGCAGGCGATGGCGTCTGACAAGGTGCGGCGGCGCGAGGAGGCAAGGGCAGGCGAGTGATGGTCCGGGCTGGCAAATGGCTTCTGGCGACGGTGGGGGTGGCATTCGCCGCCGTCATCGCGCTTGCCATTGGCGCCGGCACGGTCGCGTCGCTCTGGACCGAGCGGTGGCAGTTCCTCGCGTCGCCCAGGATGCTGGTCGGGCTGTCGCTGGTGGTGTGGCTGCGTAGGCGGTAACCGCGTCGTAACCGGGTGGTGTAGGAATGCGCGGGCGAGCGGCGTGGAAAGCAGACACGCGGCTGGTTGCACAGCAGAGGTGGTGAGAGCGGACGCCGGTAGCGGTTGGGTGTCCTAACCATCAAGCCGGAGTAGCGCCCGGCCTCGCACAAGATCGGGCTTCGGCCCAACGACGGTCGTGGGTTCGAATCCCACCGCGACAGCCTCGGTTGTCGTGTACGCCAGTGGTAGAGCGGGACGGGCGGTGAGGGGAAACCAGCGCCGCCCGTTGCTCATTCAGCCCGTGCGTTGAGCCGCACCCCCGCACCCGCAATCTGGCCCGATGGCCAGGCTGACAATCCCCGACGAGCAGACGTTCGCCGAGTTCACGGTCGTCACCTCGACATCCGTGTTCCCGATCACGTTCAGCGTGTTCGCCAAGGCGGACCTGACGGTGCTGGTCGACGGCGTCGCGATGGACCAGTCCGATTTCAGCTTCTCGGGCGCGGTGCTTGAGGGCGGCGGCTACGACGGCGGCACAGTCACGCTGAACGCGGCGGTCGACGACGTCACGGTTCGCATTGAGCGCGACGTGCAGCCCGCCCGCACCTCGAACTTCGCGCCGGCCAGCACGACGCCCGTCGGCAGCGTCGATCAGGCCCTGAACCGGGCGACCGCAATCCTGCAGGATCTTCAGCGCAAGAAGGCGAACCGCCCCTATGGCGCGGCCGGCAAGTACCTCGCGTTCGACTCTGAAGGCAACGAGGTGGCGTCGGCAGGGACCGGAGCGGATGCCGGCCTGCGTACCGATCTGGCAGAAGAGGGCGGCAGCGGCTTGCTGGGCTGGATTCAGGCCGGCATCGGCGCGATCCTGCGGACGATCCGCGACAAGCTCCGCGAGCGCGTCTCGGTCAAGGACTTCGGCGCGGTTGGTGACAGCATCACCGACGAGACCGCAGCCATCTACGCCATGCACGCCTATGCGGTCACCAAGTCGGCCGCGGGCAACGCCATTCGTATCGTATGGCCTGCCGGGCGCTACTCCTACGCAACGTCGCCGAACTGGGGCGAGATCGACCGGCTGGATATGCACTTTGAGGGCGAGGTGTGGTTGGCCAAGTACGGCGCCGGTCCGGCCTTTATCGTTGACGGCGGCGCGTCTGGGACTGGGCTGCACGGCCTGTCGATCACCGGCTATCCGCGCGTCTTCAATGACAGCGCGAACCACCACGGCATCTACCTGCGAGCCCTGCACAACAGCCTCCTTCAACTCAGGTGCAGCAGCGCCGGCACGTCCTACGCCGCGCTCTACGGCGAGTGGCTGGTGGATAATCAGATCGACTTCACGGTGACCGGGCTGGAAGGGCAACTTCCGTCCATTCCCGGCAAGGGCATTCACCTGACCCTGCGGGGGGCAGGTGAGGACTCCAGCTACAACCAAATCCGCCTGCGGATCTCGGGCTACGACGGCGGCCTGATCCCGGTCGGCGTCCTGTTGGAAACCGCGCTGGGCAATGTGTTCTACGGAACCATCCAGAACTGCGCTCTTGGGTTCAAGGATACGGTTCGGGATGTGGGCGCCGGCACCGGCTCCTGGCACAACAAACTGTTCGCCATGGACCTTGAGGCCAACACGGCGGACGCCGAGGTGCACGGCCTTGGAACGGCGTTCCTGTACTGCGACATGGAGGTCGGCGCGACGTTCACCGCCGACTCGAAGGACGGAACCGCGATGGGCGGGACGACCCAGAGCGTGACGGTTGCGAGCGGCGCGCAGGACACTCTTCTGTCCAGCTTCACCTACAACCGCCTCGGGTTGCCCGGAACCGGCACGCTGACGGACGCCGGCACGCGCACCCGGTTCCGTGACCTGCGCAACGGCACAGACGGCATCGTGCATGATGCGCCTGTCAGCCGCACCGCCCAGACGGTCGGTGCGAGCCCGTACACCTACACCAATACCAGCGGCAATCAGCAGCGGGTTTTGGTGTACGGCGGCACGGTTTCCAGTCTCGTCTTCTCGCGACTGTCGGGCGACCCCCTGCCGGTATCTGGGCAGTTCGTTCTGGAGCCGGGCGATGCGCTGGTCGTGACGTACTCGTCGGCGCCGGCCGTCGTGGTCTGCACCTAGGCGTTCATCTGATGCTTGCCGCGCCCGACCTTCAGGGCGCTCGCCACGCACTGCCGCAGCCCGTTGTCCACCGGACCCAGCGCACGCTTCAGTCTCTCTTCCGGCCGCCCTGTGAACGACGTGACGTGGAAGTATTCTGACCCGTCTGGCGACTGCTCCGAGAAATAGTACGAGCTGACGCAGCACCGCGGGCCGGGCGCAACGACCGGACTGACCGAGTGCAGGCTGGTCCGGTTCGTCTCCATGATGACGAGGCGGTTGAACCGGGATTCGATCACGACCGGCTTCGACGCGGCCCTGTCCCATAGCTCGAGGTGCCCGCCGTCCTCGCGCTTCCACTCTGGCGTGACGTAGTAGAGCAGGTTCAGGCGTCGGTAGCGGTCGCGCTTGGCGTCGTGGCTGTTGTCGATGTGCGGGTTCAGGAAGCCGCCGCCGAACATCATCGACAGCCCGCCGGCATAGAGCATGGGGTCGGGGTCGATGTTCTCCCAGCCGACGATGTCTGCGATGGCAGCGACGACGCGCGGATCCTGAATGGCGTAGGTGATCGCGGACAGGATCACCGGATGCGTGGAGAGCCTGGCCGACGTGTACTTGCGTTCGCGGAAGCTCTCACGCGCCTCGAACCCGGCGCCGTCCTTGGGATAGGCTGCGTAAATCTCGCGGGCGATTTCAGCCGGCAGAAGGTCGTCGATCGTGAAGTGCCGGGTCGTCGTGCCGGCCGGATGCCGCCACTGTGCGCGAGCCGCATCCGCGCTCTCGATGATGTGCGCCTCAATCCGTCGAGCCAAGTCTTCGGTGCTGTGCATGGGGTCGACTTTCTGCCTTCTTTTTCGGACGGTCAACCGGGGCAAATCCGTCCAACTCGGTCCGCAAGTGTTTGATTCATAACACGCGAACATTTCAGAAACAGTTGGACGGACCTGAACGAATTCAACGGTGACAATCTGGTTTGGGACCAGAGGGTCGGAGGTTCGAATCCTCTCACTCCGACCAATCACCGCAAGGGTTTGCGGGCTGTGATTGGTCGAGGCGTCCAACTCTTGAGGGGCGGGACGTCCAACTTTTGTTAGCGGAAGGTTCATGGGGTGGATGGTTTGATCGGGCCTTGAGGCCCCCAGCAAATGAGCCAGATTCCCCCTTCCGCGTCGTGCATAGTGGTCGTCGGGATCAGGCCCTTGAATACCGCAGCGTCCGGCGTCTTGGCTGCTTGCTCTCTCAGCCAGTCGAACTCAGGCCCGGCGGGCTGCCGGAGGGCCGGCCCCCACGCGATGTTCTTGATGGGGTCGTCGCTCATTCGACCAGCACCGCCGTAATCGTCCCCGTCATCGGCCCGTCCCCGACAGTGTGAATCACCATTTGGTCGCCGCGCATTTCGATCATCTCGCGCTGCCCGGTCACGGTGTCGATCGTGAACGGCGGGCCGTTCGGGTGGACGACAACGAACCGCTGTCCGAAAAGAGCGACTTGGCCATCGGGCGGTATGACGCCAAGATCGCGGTAGCCTTCGCGCTGCTTCATCAAACCACCAGCCCCCTCTTCACCTGAGCCGCCCTCGCCACCGCAGTATCGCGGGGCAGGTACACGCTCAAAATCCCGTTCACGCTCGTCAGCGCATGGCCTGTGATGGCCGCAATCTCAGGCACAGTGCACCCGGCGCGCGCAAGCTGGACAATGCACGAGTGACGAAGCTGCTTCAGGATCAGCGGGCGACCGCCGGCCTTGACCGCAGCGACCCGCACCCAGGCGAATGTCTTGGACAGCCGGTTCTCGGTGTAGGCCTTGCCGGTGCGGTCGTTGCGGAACAGGAACAGCTGCCCCTCGCCAGCCGTCTTCAGCAGCCCCCGCAACTCCAGCGACACCTCGATCGATACCGGCTCGTCGGTCTTGGACTGCCGGAACGAGAACACACCACGCTCGGCATCGTACTCGGCGCCCGGACGGAACGCGCGCACGTCGGTCAGCCGCTGTCCGATCTCCCATTCCAGCAGGATGATGAGGGCGATCGACGGCACGCCCGTATCGCGCGCCGCCTTCACATAGCAGTCGACGTCCTTCTGCTCCCAGATCGTCGCCTTGGTCTTCGGCACCTTGATGCGGATGCCGCGCGCCGGGTTGTCCGTTCGCCAGCCCTTGTTGATCGCCTGCTCGAGCACGAGGCGCAGGACCGCGGCGGTGTGCTTCTTGGCGGTGTGGCGTGCAGGCCTCACGCTGCCGTCCGGCTCCACACCCGCATCGAACATCGACAGGAACTGCAGGATCGCTGAGCGGGGCAGGGCCGTCGGGTCAGGATGGCCGCAACGTTTCGACCATGCCAGGATCTTCTTGAACCCGGTCTCGTAGCCGACGCGCGTCTTGTCCGACAGCGCCGCCCACTCAGGAGACCGCTGCAGGGCGTCCACAAGCGTCGACAGGCTGCGTTCGGGCGGCCGGACCGTGTCGCCGGTCTTCGCCTGCATGAGATCGCCGTACAGGGCCTCCGCGTCGCGCTTGATGGCAGCGACCTCGGCCGCGTCCAGCGTGCCCCGTCGATCAGCCGTGCGGGGCAGCGGTATGGCCGGAGACCAGCCGGAGGGACGCAGACGTGCCGGAACCTGAAAGTATGCCCTGCTGGTGCCGTCCGCGCGCTTCTTGAGGACGACGTACTTTCCTAGCGAGATCGTCACGGAGGGCATTGATGTCGCACGTCCATGCTTCGGTCGGGTCGGGGGCTGCATCTTGCGTCATCCCAAGGGCTTTGAGAACCGCGGCCTTGTCGAAGATCCCGCCCCTGGCACCGCGGTCGATCGGCAGGGGCATGGTGCCGGCGAGTTGCCGGTTGCGCAGCGTGGTGCGGCTGTAGCCGGCGAGGGCGAGCACCTGGGGCAGGTGGATGCGCTCAGTCATGGCCTTCTCCCCCTTCTGTGGGGATGACTGCGAGGGCTTGGACTTCCCACTTTGTCGCGTCGGCATACACCGGAAGAGCAAGCCACGGCGGGGTGTCCCAAAAGTTCCACTGCTCCGAACCGACACGCCTCAACCGCCAAGCCACAGCCTCCATAGGGGCGGGACGGCTGGACAGAGCCCGAAAATACCGCTTGCCCTTTTTGGTCAGGTTGCAGTCGTAGCTCATTCCCTTGGGCTTGGTAATGAGGCCGTGGCCACGCAGGATGCTGAACTGCGTGTGGCCGCAATGATAGCCGACCGCGATCTTGCTGATGCCGTCGTTCACGACCTGCCGAGGCGGCATGGGGCCGAAGTTGGCGCTGCCGTGGACGCGGGTGATTTCCTCGTCGCTGACGATCTCCGCCAGCTCCCGGTCTATCTGGTGAGGTTGGGTCATGAAAACTCGCTCCTCTCACGGATCATTCGGCTGAGATAAAGGTCGCCGTCGCCCGGTTTTCCCGGATGACAGCACCGATCAAATCGCCGCGTGATCTGGTTTCTCAGTCCTCCGATCAGCAGGTTTCTCATGAACCGCTCGTACATTTCGGTCTTGTCTTCGCCATCGACAAACACCCGAGCCTTCGCGCTAAAGCCAGCCATCTAGCCCTCCCCGGTCTTCACGGGAGGGATGCTGGGTGCACTTCGGCCCAAGGGGGCCTCCGTACCTACCGAGTTTGCAGTGGTAGCTTTGTCGATGATTGCGCGAGCAGCCTCGATCCAGCCCTCAAGAGCTTTCCCGGCGGGAGACTGCGTGCGGTAGAAGCCGAAGCCGTCGGTGAAGTGAAGAATGCCATCTAACGCTTCAAGCATCTCAGGGGCGGCGGCAATCAAGCTTGCCCTGATACGGGCGCGTTCGTTTGCCTCTTCGGTAAGGTCCGAGCCAATATCGAAAGCGCACACCACGTCACCGACTTTGTGTGCCCATGCTTTCGAAGGCCCCACCCAAAGACGGGAGCCGGTGTCCTCTACGATCCAAGGTGTCAGACCCGAAACAACATCTCTTCCGTGACCCTCGGTGGGTATGACGGCCTCTTGGCCGGAATGAACCTTACTCATGACCCCTTCTCCGTCTGAGGGAGGATGGTGGGGTTCACGCCTTCCGGCGTACCCGGCGAGCCAGTTTCAGCAGCAACGCTAACCTCCATCAGCCCGGCTGTTTCAGGGTATTCCTCCCGCAGATAGGCGAGGAAGTCCGGCTTCTGTGGCGGCTCAGTTTGCGCGCGGTAGGCAATGTCGGCCTGACACGACGGGCACCCGCACCAGTGCAGGCTTTCGTGAAAGGTCATCGGCTTGTTCTGGAATGTCCGCTTCACTGTCCCACTCCTTCATTGCTAGAACAGCCTTCAGCGGCGGGGAGTGGTTGCCAGCCAGAGATGCGCCCGTCCGAGTACCAGTTCCAGAAACCGTCGGGGCCGACCGCCTCGTCTTCCGTGCCGTGCGCGTAAGGGTCAACACACTGCCACTCGTAAGTGCATCGGGTCGCGTCTGAGTATGTTGGGTTCCAGCGTCCAACGCGGACAGTAGAGGTGTCCCCGCCGCTCATCTCACCCTCAAGCAGCAACCAGCGCCCGTCGCGCGGTGCCGTTTCAATGTCCTGCCAACCTACAACAGCCGGTACCGTTTGCGCGGTGGGTACGGCCTCTTGGGGCCGTGAACCTATAGAGACTGAGGGTGGTGGAGGGGCTGCTGTGATCCGACGACAAAGCCGCACCCATCCCGCAAGGGCCGCGTCGCCGCCGTGCTGATAAATCAGGTCATTCACAAGCGCGAGATCGGTAGCCAGATAAGGGTCGTTCTCCCAACCTCCCACAGAGGGAGAAGCTGCGAGGGCGTGGGTGTCGATGACAAAGTTCGGGTCGTTCATGTCCGGCTGAAAGTCCGGGTTCTGCACAACAATGAACTGGTCTTCATGGGCTTCAACCGGGTGGCCCTCGGCAATCAGCCGCAGGATTTTCACCCAAGAACTCGGAACCATAACTGCATCAGACATCAGGTTGCTCCTTCGTAGAGAGGGCAGAGCGGGCGACCACTTGAGCGTCACCGGCAAAGTGAATGTTGCGAGGGTCCGCAATCCGCTCCAAAGCCGCACGCATCTTCCGGTTGGCTGCGAGGAGATCGAGGATGGTCGCGGGATTGGCGGCGGCGATGAAGGCGGCGTTCGGGCTGTCAGGACCAATCCAGAGGCCGTCGTAGCCCAAGTCCTCGATGACGGGCGTACCGGATGGGCCAGACAAGCCAGACGCGCACGACAGCGGGTCATCCCAAGTCCAAGGCCCCGGCGTCGCAGCCCTCGCCAGCTTTTCCAGTTCATCAGGGCTGGTCATGCTCCCAGGCTCCCGAGGGACCGAGCCGAAACCCGGCCCCTCTTCTGGTCGCGGTCATCGCGGGCGGCGTTCAGGATGCTGGCGCAGTACAGCGCGTTCCAGCGATCGCGAACGGCGTCCCAATCAGGGTGTGTGACGATGCCGAGCGGGTGTGCCGGCGTGTCGAAGTAGGCGGCGGTCATTGGGCGGGCTCCGCATAAGCGACGAGGTCGCGCGCAGCTTGATGAGCGATCGCGTAGAGCTCGGCGTCTCGACTATCGAGGCTGAACTGCGCGAACGGAGTCACCCCGGCTTGCGACACATCAGGAACGACCGATGCGCTGTCCGGCGTCATGAGGCGAAGACCGCAGCGAGGGTCGAGACCGGCGTCGATGCGCAGCTTGTGATAGACGAGGCGTTCGGCGATCGTCTCACGGTATGCTTCGATCTGGCGCTCACGCGCCGAGCCAGTTGTCGTGCGGTTGTACGCCTTGCTGTGGTCGACAGCGTCGTCTTCGAGCGCGCTCACGCTGCCACCTGCATCTCAACGGCCATGAACCTACGCCGCGTACCGATCTCGACCGACAGCGTTGCGCTCGCCGACATCAGGTCGATGACCGACAGGCCGCGGATCTCCACGGGCACGTCATCGGTGTCCGACGCCAGCACGTCGATCGCCTCGGTGATGAAGATGAGCTTGTCACTCAGCCGCTCGACGGCGACGTGATCGGGCATGGTCTGCGACTGGTCGATCCAGCGCGAGACGGCGACGGGCAGTGCGATTTGATTTGGGTGCGACACGCCAATGTCCTCCTGTTGATGGAGGAAGCCTCGCAGATTGCGAGTTAAGTGTCTAGCGCAAAATGCGAGGTATTATTTCAGCCGACCTCGCAGCCGGTGACTCACGCGCGCTTCTTGAATGTCTGCAGGATCGCCAAGGCCTGAGCCCGGTTCTCTGGCGGGACCGACAGGGCTGCGTCCAGAAATGACGTGTCGAGGTCGTATGGGCTGTGGTCCAGCAGGAAGCCGGGCGTCGTGCCGAGTGCCGGGGCCAGCTTCAGCAGCCACTTATGGGACAGACCGCGCTCGCCACTCTCTAGTAGGCCGATGACATTGCCGGCGGTGCCGACCGACTCGGCGAGCTGTTCCTGGGTCATGCGGCGGAACTCCCGCCATGCTCGGAGGTGGTTGGCGGCTTGCTTGGATGTCTTCTTGGGCATCCGCGCAGCCTGCGACTGGCTGACCAGCCGGACCATGTCGTTATTGCGAGGAATGGCTATAGACAGATACCTCGCAGTCTGCGATGTTTCGGTCATGAACGGCTCAGCTCCATCCCTCGCCAAGCAACTGCAGGACGCGAAGATCGCGAACGGCGGCTACGCATACGACATCGCGAACGGCAAGCGGATTCCGAACCACAATCTCGCGCTGCGGATCTTCAAGGCAACCGGCGTCAAGCTCGGTCCGATCGCCGCGCTGTCGGATGCTGCTATCGCTGAGATGGTGGCCGCATGACCTACAACCGGGCGATTTCTTTTAGAATGACCTCGACCCGCTCCATCCGGGCGGCGGCTTCGCCTGCTCGCGCCTTGGTGCCGTTCGGACATAGCAGCGCCCGCAAGGCCACGACCTTTTGCTCCGCCGCTCGGGCGTCCAGCAGCTTTCGCATCACGGCAACGCGCCGGGCGATCTTCTGCGGCTTTCCGTCTGACAATGCGAAGATGAGCGCCGCAACCATTTCGGCGGCTGACTCCTCGGAAATGTTTAGGTCGGGGTGTGGTTTTGTTCGTGACTGCAACGCGACTCTCCAAAGACCAACGGTCAGTGGATACAGCCACGCTTTCCCGCGCAAGGGGAAAGGTCGCCGCACGGTAAGCGTTAACCCTCTTTCCCGTGGCCCGGCTTCGGGGGTGTTGGCGCACCCCCTTACCGTCTCCGCTCGACTCGTTCCGGTTGGCGCCGGCCGTGTCGATCACTTCTCCAACTCCGTTTCCAACACCGTCATCAGTGCTGCCTTCCAACGAGGTTCACTCTGATGCGTGTTGGACAGGAAAGCTCACCTTTCGAACAGGAAAGTCACCCCGTGTCGGGCGGCCTTCGCGAAGCGTTCGCGGAAGTCGCACGGCGTCGCTGCGGCGGCGATGTTGGAACCCTCGGCCGCGTGATGCGGGAGTGGGGACTGACCGCTGACCAGGCGAAGGGCCTGATCGAAGGCAAGACCTCCATCAGGACCATGGAAATGGTCCTGCAACACAAGAACGGCGGCTGGCGTGTCGGCGTGACGATCCTTGCGATCGTCACGGGCAAGCGCCTGACCGACTACTTCACCTCAGAGAAAAACAGGCTGGACCATGAGGCCGAACAACGGCGTCTCCAAGCCGCAGAACTTGGGCGGGCAGCAGCCTTCCTTCACACCGTTGATGTGGACGCTTGTCGTCCTGCTCTCGCCGGTATGGGTTCTCGGTAAATCGGTCGCTTGGCTCCTCTCGGGGCCGGGTTGGATCGCTGCAAGTGCACAGCTCGTCGCTGCGCGCGCATCCAATGCCGTCCTCCGCTGGTGGAGGCGCGCATGACCGCGGCTCGCATCTGCCCCATCGCCGAGGCTGCGGATCACGCTGCCCTCAACCAAGATCCCGGCGCGGTTTCCGTGCCTGGGGTGCGCCAGCGGGCGGGGGCGCAAGCCCCCGTCTGTACCACCCTGACAATCCCTGCGCCGCCGAGCGTCAACAAGCTGTTCAAGAGCCTGATGCCGCGAGGCGGAAAGCCGGGCGGGCGCGCGAAGACCAAGAACTACAAGGACTGGCTGGCCGAGGCCGGCTGGATGGTGCGCGAGCAGATGGTCGACGCCGTTCCCGGTCGCGTCATCGTCACGATCAGCGTCGAGCGCGAGAGCCTGCTGGCTGACATCGACAACCGGTGCAAGGCGATCCTCGATCTGCTGGTCGCCTGCAAGGTCATCGAGGACGACCGGTGGGTTGTCGGCGTGGCTGCATGCTGGGCGCCGCGCGGCAATGCCCGTGTGCCCCGTGCCCGCATCGCGATCATGCCGGCCGTCTCGCATCGGCTTGAGTTTCATCCCTCCGCAGATGGCGCGACGGGCGGGTGGTTTCTGAATGCGCCCGGAGAATACGCAGATGAGTGACCAACAGTACGATGCGACGCGGGCCGAGGCGCTGCAGGCCGCAGTTCATCTCGCCAGCAACAACAATCCGCTGAACGCCTACACCCCCAACGACATCGTGTCGGCGGCTGACCTCTTTCACAGCTTCCTGACGGCGGGCGGAGCGACCGTCACGGTGGCCGGCGGCGTCGATCTGGAGGTGCCCTTCTAATGGCTATCTCCCTCGCATCCCTGCGCAAGGTCCGCGCTGACCAGCCGCCCCGGCTGCTGATCTACGGCCCCGAGAAGATGGGCAAGACGACGCTCGCCGCCGAGTTCCCGGCGCCGGTGTTCCTGCAGACGGAGCGCGGCGAGAGCGGCGATCTGGTGCTGGACAGCTTCGGCACGCTGGACACGTTCGAGAGCGTGGTCGAGGCGATCGCGTCGCTCGCTCAGGAAGAGCACAGCTTCCAGACCGTCGTGCTCGACAGCGTCTCCGCCCTGCAGAAGCTGGTCTGGGACAAGGTCTGCCGCGACAGCAACGTCAAGTCGATCGAACTGGCCGGCGGTGGCTACGGAAAGGGCTACATCGAGGCCGACAATCTCTGGCTCCAGGTACTCGACGGCCTGAACTATCTGCGCAACGAGCGCGGCATGGCTGTCGTGCTGGTCGGTCACGCGATCATAAGCCGGTTCGACGACCCGGAGACCCAGTCCTACAGCCGCTACGACATCGACCTGCACAAGCGGGCCGAGGCACTGCTGAAGCGCGAGGTCGACGCCATCCTGCTGGTCAAGAAGGACGTCACGATCAAGACCGAAGGCAAGGGCGACCGCGCCCGCGCCGACGGCGGCGATACGCGCTGGATCTACACCGAGGGCAAGCCCGCGTTTACCGCCGGCAACCGGTACAACATGCCCGCGAAGATCATGTTCACGCGCGGCCAAGGCTTCACCGCCCTCGCCCCCTTCTTCCCATCGGCCGCACCCGCGGCAGATAAACCGGCCGCTGAGGCGGCTTAATCCGGAGACTGACCAATGGCCGAACTCGGCTCATTCAACCCCGATGCCGTCACCGACGATCGCGAGATCCTCGAGGCCGGCAACTACGTCGCCCAGATCATCGAGTCCTCGCTCGCCGAAACCAAGTCCGGCGGCCAGATGCTCAAGCTGACCTGGGAGATCATCGACGGTCCCAAGGCCAAGCGCCGCGTCTGGGAGAACCTGAACATCATCAACTCCAACCCCGACGCGCAGGCCATCGCCGAGCGTTCGCTGAAGCGCATCTGTGCGGCTGTCGGCCACACCGGCGTCCTGTCGAACAGCGAGGCCCTGCACTTCAAGCCGGTCGAGATCACCGTCGCGATCCAGCCGGCCAAGGGCGAGTACGGCGAGCAGAACACGGTCAAGGGATACAAGGCAGTTGGCGCTGCCGGACCCGCGACCGCCGCTGCCTCGGCTGCCGGCGCTCCCGCTTCTACCCCCTGGGGCAAGAAGGCTGCCTAAACTGAACATCGCCGGACGGGCCTAGCTTCCAACTCCGACCCGTCCGGCGACCCTTCCAACCCGCTGTCTAACAACAGCATCGCAGGAACCCCTGACGATGACCGAACAACTGCGCCCTGTCGATGGCCGACAGGATGAGGTGGCGCTGCTGACTGAGGTCGCAGGCATCATCCGCCAAGCCCAAGTCGAGTTCCAGGGGGGCTTCAAAACTGCCGCCCGGCTCGAAATCAGCGCCGCTCAACGCCTGCTGGACCGCGCATATCGCGGGGAGGTGGGGTGATGGCTGAGTACGAAGACACTGTCACCCCCGAACAGGCGCCCTGCACCGACTGCGGCGTCATCACGGACGAAGGCGACATCAACACTGAGGAGTTCGACCTGCTCGGCGACTGGGTGTGCCCGGATTGCGGCGAGGCTCGGCTTGAGCATCGCACGGAACGGGAGTCGCTCGGTGCCTGAGCTCCCGCAAACCACTCCGCCGACGGTGGCCAAGCTGTTCGGTCACCTCGAGCAGACGCAGGACACGTCGCGCCGCACCTATCTCGGCGCATCCGTGCTGGGCGACGAGTGCGAACGCAAACTCTGGGACAACTTTCGCTGGCTGTTTCCCGCTGAGATTTTCGACGGCCAAAAGCTCTCGATCTTTGAGACCGGTCACCGCTGGGAAGCGCGCCTCGTCGAGATGATGAAGGCGGCAGGCTTCGACCTGCACGATGTCGATCCCGACACCGGCGAGCAGTTCGCTGTCCGGTTTGCGGGCGGGCATGGCGGCGGTCATCTCGACGGCGAGGCGACCAATGTCCCCGAAGCGCCGAAGACCGTGCACGTCGTCGAGTTCAAGACGCACAAAGACAAGTCGTTCAAGGATCTGCTGAAGAAGGCGGTCCGCGAGTCCAAGCCGACGCACCACGCGCAGATGCAGACTTATATGGGCCTGCGTCACCGGACCCGCGCGCTGTACCTGGCCGTCAACAAGAACGACGACACCCTGTACGCCGAGCGCGTGGACTTCGACCCCGTCGAGTTCGCCCGCCTCATGGTCCGCGCCGAGCGCATCGTCACCTCCGACCGGCGCCCGGCCTGTTCCTGCCCCGTCTATTTCCTCAAGGCGGGCTACGGCTGCGCGCCGAACGACGGCCTCATGCCGGCGCGGTCGTGCAGGAGCTGTCTCCACAGTTCTGCGCATCTGGACGGCGACGCTCGCTGGTCATGCGCTCGCTGGAACCGCGACCTGACCCTCGACGAGCAGCGGGCCGGCTGCCCTCAGCACCTGTTCAATCCGACCACCATTCCCGGCGAGCAGACCGACGTCGACCACGAGAACGAGCGGGTGACCTACCGGCTGGCGACGGGTGACGTGTGGGTTGATGGGGGTGCGCGGTGAGTGCGCTACCTGCCTCCAAGGCCGAAGCACTCCGCATCGGCGCCGTGTTCTTTGACAACGGCAAGACCTGCCCGAATGGGCACGGCAGCGTCCGCTACACGCGCGGCGGTCGTTGTATGGTTTGCACGCGGGAAGCAAACGCGATCCGACTGGGGTGCCAAACGAGCGGTGCCGTTCGGTCTCGCCGCAAGGTGTGTGAGGCAGCAAAGCGTGCCGCCGCTGCCGGCGAGATCACCTACATCGGAACCGTCTGCCCAAAGGGGCATGCCGAGCGCTGGACCACGTCAGGAAACTGCGTGGAGTGCGGTCGAAGCGCACAGCAACGCGATCGGGACAAGACCCGCTGGAACCGCAGGGTCAAGCTGTACGGCGTTGACGAGGCTGCATTCCAGGCGCTCCGCGAAGCCCAGAACGGCCTTTGCCCCATCTGCACAGAGGCCCTTCCGGGCGTCGATCGCACTCACATCGACCACTGCCATACGACCAACCGCGTGCGCGGCCTGCTGTGCGGTCCCTGCAACCAAGGAATCGGCCTGCTGCGCGAGAGCGAAGCCATTATGCGGAGGGCAATCGAGTATGTCAGCGCTCACTCTTAGGCCGTACCAGCGCGCCGGCCTTGACGCCCTATACGACCACTGGTCTGAAGGCGGCGGCAACGGCCTGCTGGTCTATCCGACCGGCGCCGGTAAGTCGCTCGTGCTCGCAGCGATCGTGCAGGAACTGCTCGCTCAGTACCCTGGAATGCGCATCGGGATCGTGACCCATGTGCGGGAGCTGATCCAGCAAGACCATCAGGAACTGCTGCGTCTGTGGCCCGGCGCTCCGGCCGGCATCTATGCGGCCGGGCTCGGACGCAAGGACACGTCACAGCGCATTATCTTCGCCGGCATTCAGTCGGCGTGGCGCCGGACCCGAGAGCTCGGGGCCTTCGATCTGCTTCTGATCGACGAAGCGCACCTGATCTCGCGCTCGACCGACACGACCTACGGCAAGTTCATTGGCGCTCTGCGTGAGATGAACCCGGAGATGCGCGTCATCGGCCTGACCGCCACGCCGTACCGCCTCGACAGCGGCCGACTGGACGACGGCAGCGACGCCCTGTTCGAGAAGATCATCTACGAAGCCAAGCTCAGCGACCTGATCGACGAAGGCTATCTCGCCCCGCTGATCTCCAAGGGCATGAGCGAGATCGACGTCTCGTCCGTGTCGAAAAGGGGCGGGGAGTTCGTCGCTGGTGACCTCGAGCGGGCCGCGAACGACGACGCTGTCGTGCAGGCCGCGGTTGCTGAGCTCGTCGCATATGGCGCTAACCGCAAGGCATGGCTGGTGTTCTGCTCTGGCGTCAAACACGCCGCCCACGTTCGCGATGAGATCGTCGGTCACGGGATCACCTGCGAGGCCATCACCGGCGACATGGACAGTGGCCAGCGCGACGGGATCATCCAGCGGTTCCGCCGCGGGGAGATCCGGTGCCTGACCTCAGTCGGAGTCCTGACGACCGGCTTCAATGTCCCGCACGTCGATCTCGTTGGCATGATGCGTCCGACGCTCAGCACCGGCCTGTTCGTGCAGCAGGTGGGTCGCGGGTTCCGCACGGCGCCGGGCAAGGACAACTGCCTGGTGCTCGACTGGGCTGGCAACGTCCGCCGGCATGGGCCGGTCGATCTGATCGAGATCAAGCCGAACCGCGGCGGAAAGAAAGAGGCCGGCGTCACCGTCGATACCGTCCGCGCCAAGGAGTGCCCCTCCTGCAAGTCCCTGGCTGCCCTCAACGCCCAGACATGCGCCTTCTGCGGCCACGAGTGGACGATGGACAAGGCCCGTCACGACGCTGAGGCGGACGACGTCGCGATCCTGAGCCGCGATTTGCGCAACCAGCCGCCCGAAGAGATCGCGGTGGTGACGTGGATGGCGCGTCGGCACGTCAAGACGGGGTCGCCGGACTCGTTGAGGGTGACCTACTCGGCCGGGCTGATGTCGTATCCGGAGTGGGTTCTGTTCGAGCATTCAGGACCGGGCAGATACCGCGCTGAGAAGTGGTGGCAGGCCCACGCGGGTCAAATGCCGGCTCCGGACAGCGTCGAAGAAGCCCTCGTGCGTTGGAGCGAGCTTTCGCAGCCCGCCTTCATCGCCGTCAGAAAAAATGGAAAGTGGTGGAACATCGTTTCGCGCCGCTTCACTCAATCACAGGAGCAGGCGGCATGACGCCCCAAATCGAAGACCTGCAGGAGCAGGTGCGCTATCTGCGCGAGCGGCTGGACAGCGTCATCGGAACTGTCGACCAGAAGACCAAGTTGCGTCACGCATTCGGCCTCTCGCCGAAACAGGCCGGCACTCTGGCGCTGCTGATGGGCGCGACCCGGCCCGTCTCGACGACCGCGATCTATCTCAACGTGTTCGAGCACGACAACGGCGACGGCCCGGACCTCGCGAGCGTCAAGGTGTGCCTGTCCCAACTGCGTCGCCGGTTCGCTGACTTCAAAGCGCCCGGCGGGATCAGCAATGCCTACGGGACCGGCTGCTACACCCTCGCGCCCGAACTCCGCGCGTGGATCGATGAACGGGTGGCGGCATGAGCGCGGTCCCTGTGAACGACGACGAGCGACCCCTGGGTCTGGCTGCGTTCTCGGCCGTGCGCACTCTCGGCTCGATGGACGCGGCTGACCTGCAGGCGTTGCTCGCTCACGTCGCCGGCCATCTGGTCGAGCGTCGCGGCGTCCTGACACTCGCGACCGTCATGGCTGGCGTGTTGAACGCCGCGCGCCGTGTCGGTGAGCCGATGACGCTGGCCGAGATCGCGCTGCAGGTCGCCATCAAGCACGGCCTGTCCGTGGACGACCTGCGCATGCCGGCCGGACTGCCGGGCGCGCGCACCAATGACCTGGCATTCCCTCGGCACGAGGCGTTCTGGCTCGCGTGGCAACAGCGCCGGCCGGACGGCAAGCGCCGCTTCACCTCACAGACCATCGGCAAATACTTCGGTGGTCGCGATCACAGCACCGTTCTCTGGGGCGTCCAGCGCCACACCGACCACCTTCTCCGGGAGCCCATCACATGACCCGCTTCAACGCCACGGTCACTGGCGGATACATGACCCGCGACAACGAGATCGTCCTGAACGTGAAGCCCGACAAGGGTGATCCGGTGCAGGTCAAGCACTGGGAGGCGCTGCCCGACGGCAAGCGCGTGCTGCTGGCGGCTGGCGAGATTGTGGGGGTGCAGTGATGTTTGCTCCGGGAGATGAAGTCGAGTGCATCGACGACGAGGGCGGCGAGTTCCTGCGCGTCGGCGAGATTTACACTGTCGCGGAGTTCCTGGCGGCTGGCGACGGTCACGAGAACTGGTTCACGGATATTGACGCCGTCCAGATCGTCGAGATCGGCCATGTCGAGAGCGAGGACGAGTACGGGTTCGCTGCCGCCTGTTTCCGCAAGATCCAGCGCCGCAACATCGTCGAGTGGCTGACGCAAGGCGTCGGCATCGAAGAGCCCAAGCGCGTCAAGAAGGCGGTGGACGCATGACCCCCTACCTGACCCGCGACGACATCAAGCGCGCATCCGACATCGCCGGCGCCCACCTCGACGCACTGGGCAAGTTCGACCTGCGCACCCTCTCCGCAGACGAGTACCTGACCTTCGCCTGCATCCTCGTCAACGAAGCCAACAAGGCGGCGGGCGACCGCATCGTGGCCGCGTGGACTATTCCGGTGGGGGCAGAGGGGTGACGTCTCCATTCTCGGCGGCTGCGACTGACCTGCAGGGGTTGGGCTTCAGCGTGCTCCCATTGATCCCCGCCGACTACGCCTCTCACGCAGGCCGCGGCAAATGCCCCGGCGAGTACCGCTCCGGTCACTGGCAGGGCATGGGCAAGTGGCAGCGGTTCCGCGACAGTACGCCGTCCGCGTTCGAGCTCGGGCTGTGGTCCAAGGCGCCGGGCGCCAACATCGGCGTGCTCATGGGCACGGTGGCGCGCAAGGATCTGCACGTCGTGTCCCTGGACTTCGACGCCAAGGACGCTGACGACCTCGACACGCTGCTCGGCGCCGCCCCTGCAAGTCCGATGGTCAAGCGCGGGAAGACGGGCGAGACCCGCTTCTATCTCGCGCCGAAGACGCTGAAGTCCAAGCCCTACGACGGCCCGGACGGACGCCTCATCGACCTGCTGACCGGCTTCGACACACGACAGACCGTCATCCCGCCCTCGATCCACCCCGACACCGGCAAGCCCTACGTCTGGCTGGCCGGCCCGGTGCGCGCCGACGAGCTGCCCGTCCTGACCGATGACGACATGACGGCTCTGGAGGAGGCGCTGGAGCAGTGCGGGTGGTCGCGAGAGCGGGTGACGACGCAGCGTGACCGGCCAGTACGACCGGCTCCTGTCGACATCGACGACATCTGGTCCGAGACCAAGGCCGCGGCGCTCGGCAACCTCGACGCCTGGGTGCCGGCGTTGAACCTGTACGGCTGTCGTCCGGCGCGCGGCGGCTATGAGGCGGTCGCAACATGGCGGGCGTCCAGCACCGGGCAGGCGATCCCAGACCGCAAGCGGAACCTCAGCATCCAGCGCGACGGCATCAAGGACTTCGGGACGAACGACACCTACAGCGCGATCGACCTGGTCATGGCCGCGCGGGACTGCGAACAGGCAGAAGCTACGGACTGGCTGCGTGAGCGGCTGGGGCTGAAGGACGACGGGGTGGTGATTGCGCTCAGTGCGCCAGTATCGCTGGCTAACTCAGATGACGACCACGACCTGCCTGAGCCGTTGCGGGTTAAAACGCCTCCAATCACCGCAGATATTGCACCGATTGCGCCCGTTATCGCCGCTCCGGTGGTGCAAACTGCTGCAAACGGCGCGTTGAATGGCGACCTGCCCGACCACCTGACCCGCAACCCCGGCCTGCTCGGCGCCCTGACCGATTGGATCGCGGACTCGGCACGCAAACCACAGCGAGCCGGCGCCCTGTTGGCGGCCCTGGAGCTGGTCGGCACAGCGGCCGGCCGGAAGTACGCAGGCCCGACGCTGACAGGGACGCACATCTACGGCCTGTTTCTGGCGCCGTCAGGTGCTGCGAAGGACCACCCGCTGAAGTGCATCGGCCGGGTGCTGCACGCCTGCACGATGGGCGCGCACTACGGGCCGTCGGGCTTCATGTCCATGTCGGCGCTCATCAACCGCATCACACGCCAGCCCCTGACACTGACCTGCATCGACGAGTTCGGCGCGTTCCTCGGTCGGATCAACGGGCGCAAGGCGTCGACGCACGAGAAGGCGATCACGGGCGTCCTGCGTACCGCGTGGGGCTCCAGCTTCGACACGATGGCGCCTCCGGAATGGGCGGGCAGGGTGGGTGAGCCGATCCATAGCCCGGCGCTGTCCATCTATGGGGTGTCGACGCACGAGGAGTTCTTCCAGAACCTCGAGGGCGGGGACGTCTTCAACGGCTTCCTCAACCGCTTCCTGATCCTGTCGACGCACTCTCGCGTGATCGAACGCGACCCCGCGGCCGACAAGATGGTGGTTCCGGCCGCGGTGGTCGATCAGATGCTGGCGATCTACACGTCCGGCAATCCGCTGACCCGCGCCACCAGCCACGCCAGCATCGCCGACGCACCGATGATCGTCGTGCCTTGGGCGGACAAGTTCGCGCATGGGGCATACCAGGCCCTCGGCGAGCGCATCGAGCGGATGGAGCAGGACTCGGTGTTCTTCACCCGCACCGCCGAGATGGCGCAGAGGTTGGCCGTCATCCGGGCGATCGGCATTGACCCGGCCAATCCCAAGGTGACGCTCGAGGACATGGACTGGGGCAGGGACGTCGCGGTCTGGTCGGCGGCTCAAATGGCGCGGGACTGCGTGGAGTTCATGCACGAGAACGACTTCGCCAAGTGGTCCAGCATGGTCATGGTCGCCATCCGCAAGGCCAAGTCTATGACGCGGGGCGAGGTGGTGCGTCTCATGGCGCAGCGGGTGGACGGGCGGATGCTGGATGGCATTCTCAGGACGCTCGTCGACGCCGAGTATGTGTCAGAGGCGCGCGGTCCAACACCGGCCGCTGGCGGCAAGGCCCAGATGGTCTATCGCTGGATCGGCTAGGCCATCGGATACGGGGGGACACGGGACAGCCTGAAGGTTGAGGTTTTTCCACGTCCCCGCCGCTCGTTCAGGACAATCGCGCCCATCTCTGCCAGTTTGCGCAGCGCCTTCATCGCGCGGGCATGTCCGTAGCTGTCGACCGCATCGCCCGCGACAGCCCACACAGGCGTCTCTGCGGCGTATTTCCACGGCGTTCGGTGCAGGACCACCAGAATGTCGCGTGCGGCCAGCAGCATAGGCTTGCGGGCCGACCAGAGCACGGTGTTGGTCTTGTCCGCCTCCAGCGCAATGAACCAGCCATTGAGCCGGGCCAGCGCATCAGCCTGGGCCTCGACCGCCTCGGGTGACATCCGAACCAGCAGGGGGTCCGGCTTCTCGCTGGCGGGCTCGCTCAGCTTCAGCATCGTGCGGACGGCGCGCCCATTGCGAATGATCGTCTCCGTCATCTGCCCTGCGCTCTTGAGGCCGTCGATGACGGACTGAACCCTCGCCGTAGAGTGCGCGCTACACTGACGCCCAAGGTCCGTTCGGCTCATTTCACCGGCCGCGAGGACCAGCTTGATGCGGTCAAGGCAGGCCCTCTCAGCCTTGTATTCGGCCATGATGTCCATGTGGAAGTCTCCTCGCGGCGTCTGATGACCGTATGTGAGGCTCACATAGGCAACCGTCAAGGTGGCGATAGCGGAACGGACGTGAAACGCCCGTGAAACATGAAAATACGTCTATATCATCATTGTACAACAACTAAGGGGGGTTGTTTGAAAGTGTAAAGGAATGAACAGTTCTGAGAAGGGGGTATAGGGTAGGAGCGTTCGTTCGCTTGCCCCCTCCGCACCGTAACCCCGCAGTAACCGCCCGACCCCACATTCCACTGGCGTTGGCGCGCTCCAGGTCACCGATCCGCACCCGATCAAAGGGGGCGACGAATGGACGTTGTGAGCGAAGCGAGCGGATCGGAGGCATGGGGCGAGTTGCACCCCGACAACGCCCCCCCTCGCGTCCGATACGCCGATCAGGCGTACCGCATCACACAACCCGTCATCGTCCATTCACGCGCCGACATCGCCTCGCTTCTCCGCGCGCATCGCATCGCCAGCAACGAGACGTGCGAGCAGTTTGACGGTCGTGCCGGGTGGTCGGATCGGTATGTGACCAAGGCCGAGCACGAGTACCGAGCCCGCATCACAATCGATCCGCCGAGCACCGACAAGCCCGACGGTGACA